GTCTCCGCGGCCTGCTCAAACAGGCCGATCACCTGCTCCTCCGTCGTCTCCGGCCGGTCGTTGTTGGCCGTGACGACGGAGAAGGCGCCGTCCGGGTGGCCGCACGAGCACGGCTCGGACGGCGGAGTGCCGAGCAGGTCGGCCAGCAGCTCGACGTGGTCGTTCACCTGGCTGACGGCGCCGACGTAGTGGTCCCGGCCGGGGCTGACGGCCTGCACGAGCGCGCCGACGCTGCAGTGCGCGCTCCCCTTCTCGTAGGAGCCCTTGGCCAGCCCGCCCTCGCGGATGATCCGGGCCGCGACCCGGAAGTCACCGGCCATCTGCTCGGTCGACCGGTGGCTCACTGGGCGGCCTGCTGGTTGGCGTACATCCGCTCGACGAGCGCGCGGGCGTTCGGGTCCAGGCCGGACAGGTCCGGCATCCCCGCCGGGGCCGACTGGATCCCCGCGGGCGCGGCGGCCTGCGGAGCGGCGACCGGAGCCGCCTGCTGCACCGGCGCGGCCTGGGCGACCGGCTGCGGCAGCTGCTGCTGCACCGGCGCCGCCTGCTGGACCGGCACCTGCGCCTGGTCGGGCTGGACGGCGACCTGCTGGCCGTTCATCCCGAGCGCGTCGTTGGCGCTGGCCGCGCCGGGCACCGGCTTGCGGTACTCGACCTCGAACAGCCGCGGCGCGCGGAAGCCGGGCTCCGGCTTGCCGTACCCGGCCAGGGTCACCTTCAGGTGACCACCCAGGTCGAGCCGCTGGGCACCGGCCCGGCGGACGGCGTCGCGGACGGCGTTGGTGAGGTACTTGCCGGACACCCAGATGGTGCGCTGGCCGTCGTCGGTGTCGACCTGGGGGTCGCGCAGGGTGGTCTGGATGGTCACCAGCGCGACCATCTTGGGACGGCCGTCCGGCCAGAAGTCGAGCTTGCTCTTGTCCTGGATGTTGCGCTGCTGGGTCGAGTCGAGCTTGGTGATCTCGCCCTCGTAGAACGTCCCGACGGGGAAGTCCTGGTTGGTGGCCGGGTTCTGCCACTGGATGGCGGGGGCGCCGCTGCCGCCGAACAGAACGTCGTTGGCGTCGGGCTGGATGTAGGGCTGGGACATCTTGGTGCGTCTCCTCGTAACGATGGGTGTCGGTGGTGCTTCCACCCCGGTCAGGCCGGGGAGGTCTTGGGGGTGCCGTCCGATCATGTCGGACGGCAGTGACAGTTTCCGGTCAGTCGCCGGATCACCACTCCAAGCTCGAAGCTCCAGGAGTGGCGGCCGATCGCCACGTCGAGCGCGAAGTACTTGCGGTCGGCCGAGATCGAGAACGCGAAGCTGCGACGGTGGCGGCGGGCGAAGGTGTGGTTGTGCCAGGTCTTCACGATGCGATGTCCTCCTGGTGGTGGGCGCGCGCCGTCCTCTGCTGGTAGCCGAGCTGGCCGCCGGTCTCCTGGTTGCACGGCCCGCAGCACGCCCTCGTGTTCGACAGCTCGTAGGTGCCGCCCCGGCAGCCGGGCAGGATCCGGTCGACGGTCATCGACTGGCCGGGCGCCTCCGGGTCCTCGTCCTGCAGCAGCGGGACCGCGCAGCGGTAGCAGCAGACGACGCCGGTGCCGTCGGGTAGCCGCCAGCCGTCGCGGTCGACGAGGTAGCGCCGCCGGGCGCGCCGCTGGGCGTTGGACCCGCGGACGTTGCCGTTCGTCGTGCCGCGCGACATCACGCAGCCCTCCTCTCTCGCAGCAATCTGCGGACGTCGGCCTGGGCGTTCTTCACCGACCGGCAGTCGGTGGGCGTGTTCGGCAGCGAGTAGCGCTGCCCGTCGGGCCCGATCAGCCGCGGTTTCCCGCGGCCGTCGCGGTTGCTCTTGTGGTAGATCCACCCGGCCTGGATGAGCGGCATGACGACGCGCTCGACGTATTCGCGGGACAGCTCGCGGCCGGGTCGGTCGCCCGCGTAGCCGGGCGGGTAGCGGCGGCTCATCAGAGAATCCCTGGGATCGAGCGGGCCTTGGCCGCGGACTGCTCGGCGTAGCCGGGGTCCTCGAACGGGCCGCCGCAGGCCAGCGTCGGGTCGTCGGGGACGTTCGGCCCGCCGTTGAAGAACGGGCACCAGCCGCAGTGCTCGCAGTCGCGCTCCAGTGAGGAGATCAGCGTCGGCAGCTCCCCCATCGACTCGGCGATGTCCATCGCGGTCATCAGCGAGTCGATGTGCGCGAGCGCCTCGTCGGCGATGGCCGGGGAGTACGCCTCCTGCCACAGCCAGCTGTCCCGGACCAGGCCGGACCGCGGGTACAGCGCGATGGCCACGTTCTTCACCGGGAAGCCGAGCTTCGCCCAGGACCGGCCGTACAGGTGCGCCTGCCAGCGGTACTGCTGGCCGGGGTTGCCCTTCTTCCGGTACTTGCGGATCGAGGTGACGCCGGGGAACTTGTGGTCGACTACGGTGTGGGTCCACAGGTCGTAGGCGTCGGTGTGCCCGACCATCCCGGTGCGGACCTCGGTCTCCTGCTCGACCAGCCATCGCGGCGGCTGACCCGCGGCGACCAGCCGCTCGTTGGCGGCGATGAGCGCCTTGGCCATCCAGGTGTGGATGGCGGTGCCGACGCTGGACGTCCACTCGTCGCGGTCGTCGTTGATCGGCTTGGCCCCGAGGATGGTCAGCGCCAGGCGCCGCTGGCAGGACTGCCCGACCTCGGAGGGGCCCAGCTCGACCTGCTGGCTGCGCCAGTCGGCGCGGGCGTAGTCGCGGATGACGGCTTCGAGGTCGCCGAGCAGCAGCTGGGTCGGCGGCGTGAACGGCTCAGACATCGCGCGCCCCGAAGTCGCCGCGCTTCGCCTTCCAGTAGCCCGACTCGGTCCATCCGTAGGCGAACGCGGCGAACACGGCCAGCAGGTAGCGCCAGGTGGGCAGTGGCCAGGCGGCCACGATGACCAGCAGCCACGGGATCCACTGCACCAGCACCCAGAAGCCGGGCCTGCTGGCCAGCTTCCGCCACCCGGTCACAGCGACACCACCAGGAGGGCGTCGTCGAGCGCCGCCTGGAACTCGCGGTGCCAGGAGGTGCGCGTGACCAGCCCGGCGCGACGGACCTGGACCCGCCACATGCCCTGGGTGCGGCCAGGGCGCTTCACCGAGGCCCTGGTCGCGCTGTGCTTCAGCTCCTCGGACAGTTCATGCTTGGGCACGGACGTACTCCTCTCCAGGGTCACTCCAGGCGTTCACGGCGGCGGCCACGACTTCGTCGGTGAGGCGGTCCACCTCGGCCAGCACCCAGCGCCGCAGCGGGTTGGGTAGCAGGGCCAGCAGTCCGGTGAAGCCGACGGCGCCGAGGCCGACGACGGCCAGCAGGGTCCGGCGGTTCACGGCAGCTCCTCCGGCCAGGTCGGCACCTTCAGGGAGGCGCGCTGGGCGGCGGGCAGGTCGACGGGGGCGTGGCCCAGGTGGTCGAGGCCCATGTGCCGCAGCCACCAGGCGTCGACCAGGTTGTCGTTGCGCTCGTCGATCGCGGTGCGCTTGAACAGCTCCATGCGCAGGTCGGACTTGTCGGCCCGGCCGTTGCCGGTGGCGTACTTCTTCAGCGTCGAGGGGACGACCTTGACGTAGGGCACGCCGTGCTGCTGCAGCGCGAGGCGCACGACGCCCTGCACCATGCCGGTGATCCCGGCGCCGTGGGCGTGGGTCGGCAGGTCTTCGATGACGGCCAGCTGGGGCTTGTAGCTCAGGCAGGCGAAGTCGACGTCCTCGTAGATCATCGCCAGCCGCAGGTCGCCGAGGGCGGCGTCGCCGCGGCAGATCTTGAAGATGCCGTCGGGGTAGCAGATGCCGGTCTGCGAGATCGACGGGTCGATCCCGAGCACGCGGGGGGTGAGGGCCATCAGGCGGTGTCCTCCCAGTCGGAGATGGATCGGAGATCGCTCACGACGGCGGCCAGCTCCTCGACCGTCCAGGGCTCGCAGCACTCGCAGTCGTCGCGGTAGGTGGTGAGGCCGAGCCGCCCGTTGACCGCGTCTTCGAGCAGGCTGAGCTGGTTGGTCTCGGGGTGCCGGTGGCAGGCGCAGTTGGCCGCGCAGGGGCCGAGACCCCAGCCGTGGATGCGGATCTCCTCGGACTCCAAGTCCTCGGTGACGGCGCCGACGTTGACGATCCGCGGCCGGTTCACGCCAGGCACCCCTCGCACGCCCAGCCGCCGCCGTCGAGCACGCGGGCGATCTGCTCGCCCTCCCGGATCGGGCCGAGGCACACGGTGCAGGTGCCGTTGTACTGGGCCCGGATCCGGATGCCGACCTCGTGCGTGCCGATCAGCGCGGGCTGCTCGACGTGGCGGCAGTGCGCGCACTGGGAGACGTACAGCTCGGTCAGCGAGCAGCGGGCCTCGTGGGTGGCGATCACTTCGGTGCCTCCTGGGTCTCGGCGTTCTCGGGGGTGCCGTTGCAGGCCCGGCCGATGCCGGGGGCGACGGAGTAGTGGAAGGGGAGGCGACCGTCGGGCAGCGTGCGGAGCTGCTTGGCTCCGCAGACGTCGCAGTCGACGCGCATCGGCGGCCGGGTCACTTCTGCCTGCCCGCGGCCGCGGGCCGGGCCGCCCGAAGCTGGATCTCCAGCTCGAACTTCTGCAGCCGCATCCCGGTGGCCTGCAGCTCGGCGGCCTGCTCCCGGATGTGCTCGGGGGTGGCGTACTGCAGGAAGACGTCGGTGTGGCCCACACACCTGGGGCACGGGCCCTCGTCGTCGGGCTCCTCCAGCGCGTCGGCCGGGTCGATGCCGGAGCCGTGACAGGTGCCGCAGTCGGGGTTTGGCTCGCCCTCCGGGATCCACTCGGTGTCGATCACCTCGTAGGGGCGGCCGACGACGTCCCAGCCGAGCAGGCAGCCTTCCTGTAGCGCGTCGGCGCCGGAGACGTTGCCGGGGTACCGGAGCACCGGGTACGGGGTGGCCATCAGTCCTCGACCTCGAACCGGCGCTCGCCCTGGGGGTTGACCTTCAGGAATCCCTGGGCGCGCAGCAGCTCGTCGCCGAGCTTCTCGCGCAGCTTCTTGACGTCCACCCGCTCCGGGTAGCGCCAGCCCCAGCTGACGACCTTGTGGCCGTCGATGGTGCCCTCGACGGCGTCGCCGAGGCGCTCCTGGATCTTGCGGGCCGCGGCCTCCTGCACCGACTTCCACTTGGCGATCTCGGCCTTGGCCAGCCGGTAGGTCTCCAGGTCGTCGGCCAGGTCGTCGAGCGGGACGACGGGCGGGGCGGTGGTGGGGGTCTCGGTCACGAGCGGGGCTCCAAACTGAGCTGGCGGTGGGCGGGGATGAGGCGGTTGCCGGTGATCTCGACGCAGCCGGAGGTGGTCTGGCGCCGGTTGGCGTCGACCCACTGGCGGGCTTCGTCGTCGTGGGCGTAGATCCACCAGGCGGTGGGCGCGGACGGCCCGTGGGCCAGCACCCGCCAGACACCGGGGGGGCTGAGGGCGTCGTCCTTGGGCTCGACCCGCACCCGGCTGTTGGGGGCGGGCTGCCAGGGCAGGTCACGCACGGTGGGCTGCCTGGCGGCGGGCGGCCAGCCGGTTGGCCCGGCGCGAGGCACGGGCGACCTTGTTGCGGACCCGCCGCTTGGCCACGGTGGCGGCCGGGACGGTGCCCGCGTAGATCTGGCTGGTGTGCTTGACCCGGCCCAGCGCGAGCGCCATCTGGGTCTGCGGGCTGTACAGCTGCTCGAAGGCGTCCTCGCCCAGCAGGGCGCGCATCCCGTTGTCGGGGCGTTCGGTCGTGTTGTCGTGCATGATTGGTCCTGTCTCCCAGGTGGTGGGGGTCATCCCGGCGCGAGCCGGACATCTGGCTCCCGGCGCGACCGCCCCTTGGCAGGTCGCGCCGGGGCCTTATGCGGAGCCCTTCGACTCCGTGTGCGACCCGTCGTCGACCAGCTCGCGGATGCGGCGCACCAGTTCCCCCGGCAGCTGTAGCGAGTAGCGATCGGCGATGGGGTCGTAGAGCGATGACGCGGCGTTGGCCCAGTCAGTGATCTGACGTAGTGCGACGCGCATCCGGCCGCACTTGCGGACCAGCCGCTCGGCCGTGGCGATGACGACGTCTTCGGCGGCCTTCTTCATCACGACTCGACCGGCGGGCGATACGAGTCGGCGAGGATCTGCTCGATGTCCGACTGGCTGAACCTGACGGACACTCCCTTCACCTTGCGGTGGGGGACGCGGCGGTCGCGGACCAGCTGGTAGAGCTGCCGCTTGCTGACCCGGAGGATCGCAGCGGCCTCCTCGACGTTGTAAAGCTGCAGGTCGGACCGGCTTTCGGCACGAGTGGCCTGGGTCATAAGATGCTGCTCTCCCCCCTCTTTGGTGCCTTGCGTCACTGACGAGCTTGTGCAGACAGCGTATGACGACTTCGGACACAGTGCAAGGGAGTCTGGACAAGTTGCATTGCGCGCGATACTGTGCTTCCCGTGAACAGCCGGTGCCGCCTGCCACCTATGAGGCAGATGGGGGAAGCGGTTAGGACCGGGGAGGTGAAAGGGCCCTAAGATGCGACGCACGATGGATGTATTCGTGCAGGCAGTCGAAGACGCACGCCGCCGTCTGATCCGCGAGGAGGGTCAGAACGTCTCCGTGCGAGAGGTGATCCGCCGCGCTGGCTACAGCGACAGCGAGCGCGCTGGCGTCATGTACCACCTGAACACGAGGGCCAACTGGCCTCGTGGGCACAAGGTGCCGCCAGATCTGGTGGAGCGACTCTCCAAGGTGCTGCCGATCTCCCACGAGGAACTGGCACGCGCTGCGCAGGTGGCCGCGGGGTACAACATCGACGTCTCGTCGACGGACCTGCCAGCGGCCGCCGCTCGCTTCTTCGGCGACGATGAGGTCACCGAGGAGCAGCGCGCCGCCGTGGTCGGGCGCCTCCTGGAGATCATCGCCGAGGACGCGCACCGCCGCGCCTCGCGGCAGTAGGGGTCGATCCCCCGCGTAACCAGGCGTTACACAGCAATCGCCCTCTGGCGTGTCGCATGTGACCGGAGTTACTCTCGCGGCTGGATCCGATACGCGGCGGGGCACCGCCCAGAAGGTGCCCCTTTCTCATGGGGGGTGGCGAAAGATCCTTGAACGAGGTGCGGGAGTCGACAGTGGGCGTGATGACGGTGGAAGCGGGGCAGCTCACCGCGGCCCAGAGGGTGATGCTGGGTGCCACCAGCTGCGACATCGGCAACATCCACCTGCGGGACCGGGATCTTCCCCCCGGCTGCCCCGCCGCGCTGCTCGCCGAGGGCGACGAGCTGTGGCTCATCTTCGACGCCACCCAGCCGCTGGCCAGGCGCCACGCCTGCGCGCTGCTGCAGCAGCAGAATGACCAGATGCCCCGCCAGGTCGGACGGAGCGTCTGTCTGCCTAGTCCTCGTCGTCCGGCTCGGTGGGCATGACGTCGTCGAGGGCCTGCACGTCCCGGTCGTCGACCTCCGGCATCAGGTGCCCGTAGCGGTCGATCGTCGTCGTGATCGACTCGTGCCCGACCCGGCGTGAGATCCCCGCCGCGGGCCGTCCGGCCGCGATCAGCCAGGAGACGTGCGTGTGCCGCAGGTCGTGCACCCGCGGCCGCCGCGGCAGACCAGCAGCCTCGGTGGCGGGCAGCCAGACCCGCTGGCGGAAGTTCTGCGACCGGATAGCCCCCCCGTGGGGGCCCGTGAAGACCAGCTCGTCCTCGCCGCGGCCGTCCAGCTGGGCGGCCAGCGCGTCGGCGACCGCGGAGCCGAAGGTGACCGTCCGGCGCGAGCGCTGCGACTTCGGCGGGCCCAGGAGCCAGCCGTTCTTGCCGTCGGCCTTCCACGCCCGGCCGACGTGCAGCCGCGGCGGGCGGGCCTCCAGGTCGACCGCGCCGACGGCCAGCGCCGTCGCCTCGCCCCAGCGCAGCCCCGTGCCGACCAGCACGGTGGCCAGGTTGCGGTAGACCCCCGCGGGCAGCGCGGCCTTCAGGCGCTCCCACTCGGCCGGGGTCAGGCAGACCATCTCCTCGTGCTGGTCGGAGTCCCGGCGGCCGGTGCGCAGCTTGGCGAACGGGTTGCCGTTGAGCGTCAGACCCGCGTCGACCGCGGCCCGCTGAACACTCCCGGCCTGCACCACCAGGCGCCGGATCGTCGTCGGCGACAGCCCGGCCTGCTCCAGCCCGCGGGCCCACTCGATGACCACGTCGCGGTCGACGTCGCCGATCGGCAGCTCCAGCAGCGGAGCGCAGTGCAGCTGCAGCTCGCGCGTGAACCGGGCCCGGTAGTAGTCGCCGATGCCGGTGCGGTTCTCGATCTGGCGCATGGCGTAGCCGCCCCAGGTGAGCGGCCGCGGCCGGGCCTGTGCGCCGAACTGGCCGGGCTCGACGTCGCCGGGCGCGTGCCGCTCGCAGTAGCACATCCACCCGGCCAGCTCGATCGAGCGCAGCGCGTCGACGGCGTCGACCCGTCGGGTGAAGGTGTGCGAGCACTGCTGGCCGTCCCGCCCGCCACCCTGCCGCCACCGGATCCGGTAGCTCGTGGTGCCGTCGGCGTTGCGCCGGATGTCGATCCCGTTGGGCTTACGCGGCGCCATCGTGCCGCTCGCAGCCGCACGTCCACCCCGCCAGCTCGATCGAGCGCAGCTCGTCGACGGCCTCCATGCGCCCGGCGACGGTGTGCGAGCACTGCTGGCCGCCTCGTGCGGCGCCGCGCCGCCAGCGGATCCGGTAGCTCGTGATCTTCATCAGTCTGGCCACTCCAACCTGTAGACGGCCCGCTCGAAGTCGTAGCCGGTGATCTTGTAGATGTAGCGGTGCCCGAAGTCGTCCCAGAGGTGCAGCACGCTGACGTCGCCGACCCGCTCGGTCCGGGCCCACGGCGAGCCCTGCTCGATCTGGCGCATCAGCTCGTCGGCCATCTCCTCGCGCGGCTCGGCGCCGTCGATCCGCAGCTTGGGCAGCAGGGTCGCCGGGTCGTCCCACCGGGTGACGGTGATGGCCATCAGGCGTCCGGCTCCGGCGCCTCCCGGTAGCGGACCTGCGGGATCAGGTGCCGCTCCAGGTGGAGGCGGAACTGCTCGGCCTCGTCCATCGGGTAGAACACGTCGTGGTCGCGGCCGAACGAGCAGGACAGGCAGTCCTCGATGTCGCCGGGCTCGGCGATCGGGATCAGCAGCTGCTGACCCGCGGGGATGGTCGTGCCACCGATCCGGGTCGGACCGGTGGTCACGCCGATGGGATCCCACCTCATCCGGTCACCAGCCGCCGTCCTTGTGGGGGTCGTCGTAGATCGCGCCGTCGACGCGGAACCACTCGCGCGACTCGTGCCGCTCCACCCCCTGAAGGAAGTGCGCCAGCCAGTGGATGAACGTCTCCTCGTCGTCGTCGAGGAGGTAGGACGGGACGCGGCCGGTGTGGAGGATCTCGACCTCGCGGCCGGGGTCGTAGGTGTCGGGCACCTTGGCCCGCACGACGATCCAGCCGTCCCCCCAGTCGCCCTCGTGATACTCGATCTTCCAGCCGGGCCGGTAGGAGACGCGGTCGAGCTGGGCGCGGACATCCACGCGCGTCGTCGTGGTCACTCCTCGCGCACCTCGATCCCCGAGCTGCGCAGCGACTCGACCAGCCGATCGGGCACGTCGCCGGTCTTCCCGCCGCGCTGGACGCTGACCAGGACCATGGGCCCGTTGATCTCGTCGCCGGGGTGGATGGCGGCCGCGGCGTGCGCCAGCCGGGTGGCCAGCACGTTGGGCTGCAGGCCGGACAGCTTGCCCTCCTCGTTGACCAGCGCCTGGGCGTCCAGCAGCGGGAAGCCCTCCAGCCAGCCGCCGACCAGCGCCTGCATGGCCTCCAGGTCGTTGCCGTCGACCTCGATGCGGGTGACGTGGTTGTCGCCGGGCTTGATGACGAGTGCGAGCGTCACGCCAGCACCCCCGCGGACTGGATGGTCTCGATCTCGACGTCGGTGTCGCGGTCGCGCTGCTTCAGCTTGGCGACCAGCTCCTCGGCGTCCTCCCGCTCGTGGAACGGGCCGTAGACGGTGACGTCACCGAGGTTGCCGGTGCCGTAGGCGTTCAGCAGGACGACGTACTGGGGTCCCATGTGGGGGTCTCCTCGATCTTCAGGTGGTGGTGGGTGTTCGGCCCAGGAGCAGGCCGACGGCTCGGTCGATCATGCCGGGGGTGATCGGGCGCCCCGCCTGGCGGGCGACGCGCTCGGCCAGCTCCCGTGCGTCCTTCATGCGCGCGGCCTCGCGGTCGCCGCGACATCGGGCGGCGCGCTCGGCCTCGACGACGCACCGCAGCTGGTGCTCGGAGAAGCCTCGGCCGCCTACCTGCTGGCACCAGTGGAAGTGGGCATCACCGCGAGCGTTGCAGCACTTCATGCGTCCGATGCCTACCCGATGGACAGCGGATAGGAAACTCGGACACGCCACATTCACAGGTGGAGCACCTCGCGGGCGTGGGCGTACTTCGCCATCAGCCGCTCGCGTACCGGCTCGGCCAGCAGCGCCATCCGCTGGGGGTCGGCGTTGCTCTCGATGTCGGCCATCTTCACCAGCAGCGCTACGGCGTTGCCCCGGACCCGCCGGTAGTAGTCGTCGGGCCCCTCCCCCGCGGCCCGCGTCAGCGCCACGACGGCGTCGACGACGTGCTCCGGGAACAGCGCGCGCAGCTCGGCCTCGGTGACGTCGGTGTCCTCCAGGACGTCGTGGAGGTAGGCGACCGCCTCGACGTAGCCCGGCTGGCCGCCGACCCGCTCGGCGACGTCGTAGACGTGCGCGGTGAAGTAGTCCAGCCCGGCCTTGTCCCGCTGACCCGCGTGGGCGCGGGCGGCGAGGACGAAGGCCCGGTCGGGCAGCGGCAGCCGGATCAGCTCCGGGGTGAAGGCGCTCACCGGGCCTCCTCGCGCCTGCAGGTCGAGCAGGTGATCACGGTGCTCTCCTCTCGGGGGACCATCTCGCGGCGGACGACACGCCCGCAGACGAGGCGGGCGCGGCCGGACGGGTAGGCCCGCTCGACGACGTGCACCAGCCCGCCGGGCGGCGGTGGCAGGGTCACGAGCTGACCAGTGGTGGTGTCGGTCACATCACGTCCAAGCTCAGACAGTGTCGTAGGATTCCCAACATGGTCACACGTCAACGGGGTCTCACGACCAGGGTGTGTGACCATTTGTGTGACCATGATCTTGGTTGTCCCTCTGGCGGACAACTTTAGACAGCCTGGTCGCCACGCTCAACTGGGGCGGTAGCTCAGCTGGTCAGAGCACGGGACTCATAATCCCTGATAAGCACCCCCAGTGACCTGGTCTTATGTCTTCGGTCAGCCCTGACCTGGCCTTTCTCCGTGCAGGGCGTTCCCATGTGTGCACACAGTACACGGTCGGGGCGGCCTTGGTGTGACCATGATCTTGGTTGTGCAGACAGGGGGCGGCCACGCTCGCCGTCGTGCATGTTGTCAAGAATCGGTCGTCAAGGAATGATGACGTCGGTCAGGCGTTGTACCTGATGTCACACTCCCCACCACCGAGGAACCGATGACCACCATGACTACCGCGCTCACCGTCGGCGAGCCGTTCACCCACACCGTGCCGAGAGGCTGGACGAAGTACCAGTTCGCCGAGATCTCGTTCGCGGGCTCCAACTGCCCCGAGACCGTCGGCCTGATGGTCGACGGCGAGCCGCACGACCTGTGCCGCCGCTGCGGCCTGGGGTACGGGCACTACCTGTTCAACGGCGAGGACGACATCTGCTACGAGTGCGGCGGAGAGGGCTACGGCCGACCGGCCAGCCTCGCCGACATCGAGCGGCGCGCGATCAACCGCATGAAGGCCGCCGAGCGCCGCGAGCGCAAGCGGCTGGCCGAGATCGCCGAGCGCGACGCCAAGCTGGCCGCCTGGAAGGCCGCCAACGCCGAGCTGGTCGCCGAGCTGGCCAAGCACCTCCCGCCGATGGAGAGCTGGGACGCCGACGGCACCTCGGCCAGCGCGGTCGAGGCCATCACCGGCCACGAGCCCCAGCCGGGCGACGGCTACCGAGGTCCGGCCCACACCTTCCCGGCGAAGCTCGCCGTGCAGGTCTTCGACGACCTGAAGCCGCTCACCGACCGGCAGGCCGAGGCCGTCAAGATCGCCATGGCCAGCATGGCTGAGCGGGCCGCCCAGCGACGGGCCGCTGGCCACTGGGGCACCGTCGGCAAGCGCGGCGAGGCCGAGGTCGAGGTCGTCGGCGTCAAGTCCTTCGAGAGCGACTACGGCACCCGCTGGCTGGTGACGATGAAGACCGGCGAGGGCCACGTCCTGAAGACCTGGACGTCGGGCAACTTCATCGACACCGCGCTGAACCTGAAGAACCACGGCGGCACGGTGCGCGTGAAGGCCACCCCGAAGGACCACGGCGAGTACAACGGCCTGCCCGAGACCACCGTGACGCGGGTCACCGCGGTCGTCTGACCGCTCCCCTTTCGTCACAACAACTAGACACCGCACCCGTCTGATCAGCACTGTCCGAACTTTCCCGTCGGGAATCATTGACATCGGTCAGACGTTGAGGAAGATGTAGGACAACGGCGAGAGATTCTCGCCAACCCACCACCACCACCACAGGGAGATCCCCTTGTTCAAGGCCCACTTCAACCCCAACGACGGCCGCGACCGACTCCCCGAGGATGTCGAGATCCTGGCCCCGGCGCACGGCGTCCCGGACGCCTTCGTCGCCCTCGGCGAGACCTCCAGCGAGATGTTCATCGCCTGGCTCGACGAGCTGACCTGGCTCGCCACCGTGGAGGTGGCCGCCTGATGGTCGACATCGACAAGATCATCGCCTTCGAGTCCGGCGAGCTGGACACCGACGAGGTGCTCGACCTGTTCAGCGAGCTGGTCAGCGACGGCACCGTCTGGAGCCTGCAGGGCAGCTACGGCCGCACGGCCAGCGCCCTCATCGACGCGGGCTACCTCACGCCCGAGGGCGAGCGGGTCTGACCCCCACGGTCCCGGCCGGGCCCCAATCCGGCCGGGCGCCGCGGGCGCCAGAAGGCTTCCGAACCCACCACCCCACAGAGAACGAGGACTGCACCGATGACCACGACCACCTCCCCCACCGCCGAGGCCATCCGCCAGGCGCTGACCGAGCTGAACGACCAGGTGCCCGCCGACTGCGAGGACCAGACCAGGGATGAGGCCCTGGCCGAGATGACCGCGCTCCACACCCAGCTCGGCCTCGACATCGAGGCCGTCATGGACGCCGCCAACCAGCAGGGGCGCACCGCGATGACCGTCTACACCCCGCAGGACTTCCTGCAGCAGCCGGTCGAGTCGATGGCCGGTCTCTGGCAGGCCGGGTTCCTCGTCGGCGCCCGCGTCCAGCAGCTGCTCTCCGAGCCGACGGCCGCCGACGACTGACCCCCACGGTCCCGACCGGCTCGTCCGGCCGGGTGCCGCGGGCGCCAGAAGGCTTCCGAACCCACCACCACACCACCGACAGGAGATCCCTCCCGTGTTGAACACCATCCCGATCGACAGCACCGACCTCCCCTCCGACGTCCGGGACCTACTCGGCCGGATCACCGAGGTCCAGCACTCCGAGCGCCCCATGTCCTTCACGCTGAAGGAGCTGGGCACCATCTCGCAGGCGGTCGGCGGCATGAAGCGCGCCGTCACGCGCGGCCTGCGCAGCGCGCCCAGCGACGACGCGGCCGACGCCCTCTCCGACGTGCTCGGCGAGCTGAAGGGCCTGCAGGCCCGTATCGAGGCGACGGTGCGCGACGCCTTCGTCGAGACCCTCGGACCGGACTTCGACCAGAGCGCCGCGGCGAAGCAGCTGCAGCGCTTCATCGAGAGCAACTCGGCGCCGCTGCAGGAGCAGGCGCCCAGCTCGAACTCCCTCACCGACCTGCCTGACCAGGCGGCCTACCTCTGACCCCCACGGTCCCGACCGGCACGTCCGGTCGGGCGCCGCGGGCGCCAGAGCAGCGCTCGAACCCCACCACCCAGAAGGAGATCCACCGCATGTCCGACACCACCACCCAGCACCCCGACTTCGACCTGATGCGGCGGGTGCTCGACGAGCAGGACGCCAGTCTTCCCGAGGGCTGGGAGGACCGGGCGCCCGTCGGCCAGGACGACGCCATCGCCCAGATGCAGGCCGCCTTCGGTGACCTGGCCGACCCGACGTCGCTCTACGACACCTCGATGCTGGCCGCCAGCGGCTCGCTGCACTCGATCCTGCCGATGCTGGTCCTCGGCCTGATCGACCCGGTGAAGGCGTTCGCCGCGCTCTGGGCGTCGGCGTTCCTCGCCGGGGTCCGCTTCCAGCAGGCCGGGGGCCACACCGTCGCCGAGTGACTCCCACGGTCCCGACCGGCACGTCCGGCCGGGCTCCGCGGAGGCCAGATCGGCATCCGACGCCACCACCATCCAGGAGGAACAGGAACCATGGGTAGCAAGAAGAAGCGCCAGACGGTCACCGTCGACGTCGTGACCGTCGGCAACCAGGCCCCGGCCGACGTCGTGGCGCAGGTGCTCCGCGCCGACGACCGCGTCAGGACCGTCGACCTGGAGGACTACGGCCAGGTGCAGGACGTGCCGGGCCCCAACCGGCAGCGGCTGATCCGGCTCGCCCAGTGGGCGGCCGGGGAGGACGCGAAGCGGCGGCTCGGCCTGCCGAACGAGTGGGAGCAGGGAGCCTGGCTCACCCGTCGGGACGGCGCCGCCGAGGTCGGCGGCTGCGGCACCGCGTGCTGCATCGCGGGGAAGGTCGCCATCGAGGACGGCGGCGTGCCCGTCGTCGACGAGCTGGGCGACTGGGCCCGGTTCTCCCCCGGCTACGACACCAGCCGGGTCGTCTTCCCCGAGATCGACCCCGACGAGGAGGTCCGCGTCGAGGACTACGCCCAGGAGAAGCTCGGCCTGACCTACAACCAGCGCGCCGCGCTGTTCAGCGGCAGCAACACCCTCGACGACGTGCTGAGGATCATCGGCGATCTGCTGGAGGAGGCGGGGCCGGAGCCTGTAACGGTCCGGCGGCTCAGGGAGGGCTACCGCAGGGGATGCGAGACGGGCGAGTCGTGCGACATCTGCTACGAGGACGTCGAGGTCCCGGCTGACCAGGCCGGACAGCAGCTCGTCTACGCCTGATCCACCCACTCCCTCAGCGTCAGGCGGGTCCGCGAAATAGACAGCGGACCCGCCTGACCTCTACTGACCAGGAACATCTGTCAACGTCTCGTTGTTCTAGTCAGTGAAGGACCACCACCACCACCACCACAGGAGACCGAACACCGTGATGCCTCTGATCATCGAGGGGACGACCCTCTGCCCCTGCCTGCACATCAACGCTCTGCACGACAACGAGCTGGCCTGCACCGCGCCCGGCTGCAAGTGCCAGCGGTTCAACGCCACCGCGCGGACCTCGTCCCACCACTACCAGCGCGGCCAGCGGACCGTGCGCAAGCGGGTAGCTCGACTGGAGCCCGGCGACCGGGTGCTCGTCGGCTTCCCCGGCCGCGTCGACCTGCTGCGCAACGAGCACGGCTACCTCTACGAGCTGGTCGACGGCGTCAGCCGGGTGAAGACCGAGCATGTCCAGGACAACCAGCTGCGCTTCGTCGAGAAGAAGACCGGCGCCCTGGTGGCCACCGTGACCGGCCGCCGGAGCGAGGCGGCCGACTACCGGAGCGGCTTCTATGGCCGCCGCGGCGCGACGCGCCACGTCATCGAGACCGACCTCGGCGAGCTGCCCCCGACCGCGGGCGTCAACTCCGTGATGGTGCTGGCATGAGCGCCTACACCCCCGAGCAGTTCGCGCGCCTGCCGAAGTGGGCGCAGCGCGAGATCGAGCAGCTCAACGGCAACGTCGACCACTGGAAGGCCAAGGCGCAGATCGGGCCGGAGGGCTCGAACACCTTCGTCGACAGCGGGCTCAACGACGAGAAGCCGCTGGGCCACGGCCCCCGTATCCGCTTCCAGCTCGGTGACCGCTGGGACGAGAAGGTCGAGGCCCACATCGAGGGCGACTTCCTCACCATCCACGGCGGTCACGCCCTGGAGATCCAGCCGGTGTCCAGCAACGTCGCCAGGGTGCGCCTCGGCGACTGGTGGAACTGAAGGAAGGAGACAGCATGGCCAGCACCAAGCTGGACGGCGCGCTCGCCGGGCTCTCGCGGGTGAACGCGATGGCCGAGGAGATGAGCGCGATCGTCCGGCGCACCGTCGGCGACGTGAGGTCCGACGGCGCGACCTGGGAGCAGATCGGGCAGGCGCTCGGTGTCAGCAAGCAGGCCGCGCACCACCGCTACGGCCGCCGGAAGGAGGCCAGCAGCGATGCCTGACGACGACCTGACGCGCACCGCCCTGGATCTCATCGAGCGCTCGAAGGGGCTGCATCACGCCGGTGGCGTGCCGTGGTGGGAGGCTCCGCTCCCCCGCCGCTGGCACCGCTGCTGGGCGCAGACCGTGGGCTTCGCCGACGGCTACATCTGCCGGTGCGCCTGCGGAGCGGTCAGTCACGGCGGTGGCCGGTGGGCCGGGAGGAACGCGAGGCGCAAGCTGGCGCGGAGCTGGAGGACCGGCCGGTGAGCGGCCGCCACGCCCCGGCCCCGGACATGACGAGGGGCCAGCGGCAGCTCCGCTGGCCCCGGATCTCGCGCCGGACCTGGTGGATCATCGCAGCCGTCTTCCTCGGCCTGTGGGTGCTGGGGCGGCTCACGCCGACCCCGGCACCGGCGGCGGCCCCCGCAGGGACCTGTGTCGTCAGCCCTTCCACGTCTGGCTTGAACGCTTCGACGCTGCCGCCGACGCCTTCGAGGCCGCCTGCACGATGACCACGATCACGGTCACGGTCACCTTGACGGCGAACCAGACCACGGTCACGAGCAGGACGACCATCCAGAACATGGCCACGAACGGCGCGAACACGCCGTAGTGACCGGGCCGATAGCGGAAGCGGGGGCCGGGGCCCACGCGCCGCTGGAACTCGCCCATTCTCACTGTATTCATCACCTGTCTTGTACAACACTCAACCGAACGGAGACGTTCCCTGTCTGCACACTCTGGACACCAGTCCACCCTGGAGAGGACGATCCAGGCCATGCCTGACGCTCCTCCCCCGCGCAACCGTCCGCCGTGGCTGGCCGTCGGCCTCGCCGTCGCGCTCGCCGCCATCGTCGGACTGGTCAGCCTCGTGCTCATCCTGGTCAACCGCAGCCCGGCCAGCAGCGCGAGTGCATCCACCGTCGAGGTACCCCAGTCGGCGACGCCCGCCCCCGCGGTGAAGCCCCAGGGTGTCGGCGCCACCGAGCACTGGACGAACGGTGCGGGCAACTCCGGCACGATCACGATCACCGCCGCGCACCGGCAGGCGCCCAAGACGGCCGGGTACTTCCCCGAGCACCCGGCCGCCGGGAGCTGGCTGATCGTCAACGTCACCGTGCACGTCGACACCGGGCAGGCCGACGTCAACCAGTACGTCTTCGCCGCGCAGGGGCCCGACGGCGTCGAACACCAGGGCGTCTCGACCCCGCTGAACGACATGCTGTCGGCCACGGTCACTGCTGGCCGCCAGGTCAGCGGGCAGATCGCCTTCGACATCCCCGCCGGGCACAACTTCATCGACTGGGTGCCGGGCGGCGGGCCGCCTCTGGCGACCTTCCACATCGACGTCTGAGCATGCCGAAAGCGCCCCCCTCCGCCGCGATGGCGAAGGGGGGCGCTTGGCTGTACGGGTGCTACTGCTGGCTGGCCCGGTAGTGGCGCCAGGCGGCGGCCGCCTTGATCGAACGCCAGAAGGCCCACGGCTTGGCGGCCCAGCGGTCGAGCAGCTTGACCGGCTCCGCCGTCGGCACGGGGGCGGGCGGCGGCGTGGGCACCGGCGCCGGAGGCGGAGTGGGAGCGGGAGGCGGAGTGGGAGCCGGAGGCGGCGCCGGTACGGGCGGCGGCGTCGGGGCAGGCGGCGGAGTGGGAGCGGGCGGCGGGACCGGGACGACCACCTTGCCGCCGGTCAGCTCGGAGACCGCCTGGGCGAAGCCCTCCAGGTCGAAGCTGTCCCGGAAGTTCGGGTGCGCCAGGTGCGCCTTGGTCAGCACGAACCAGGCTTCCTCCAGCCGCTGGTCGACGAACGCCTGGGTGACCGGCGTGACGCCGCCCCAGGTGACGACGTCCTGCTCGTCCGGGCTGGCGGAGTAGGCGACCGTCGTGGTGCAGTGCCCGCCCCAGTCCGGCGACCCGGCGACGTAGTCCCAGGTGGTCTGCTGCTGCTGGGCCTGCTGCAGCATCTCGCCGGTGACGACGGCCAGGCCGACGTAGGTGGCGGCCTTCAGCAGCGCCTCGTCGGTGTGGTCGAGCTTGCCGAAGGCGACGATCTCGCCGGTCTGGACCAGGTACTCCAGGAAGGTCTGGATGTCCATGCCCTGGTCGGCCGAGGTGCCGCCCTGCGACCAGTCGGTGAAGTCCGGGTTCTGGGTCCGGTAGTAGGCCAGCAGCTGGGTGTCGGTCCAGTTGTCCCGCGGGACGCCGAGCGCGGCGTGGATCGTCTGCAGCGCGTGGTCGAGCCCGGCGACCACGCAGTCCCCAGCCTGGTCGTTGCGGTCCATCGGGTAGGTCAGCGCCGGGATCGGGTCGACGGCCGGGTAGGCGGGCAGCCGCTCCCCCGCGGCGGCCGGGAGCAGGAAGTCACCGACCAGGACGGCGGCCGCGCGCTTCGGCGGGCGCTTGCCCAGCTTCTTGGTGGGATGGGCGTGGATGCCCACGGCGGGCTCGGTCATCGCGGTCCTCTCTCAGAAGGGAGTGATCAGGGCGAGGAAGCGCACGTCGACCTCGGGGGTGTCGGTGATGCGCGCCCACAGGCCCGCACCGGCGTCGGGGACGACGAGCGCGCCCGAGGGCGGGCTGGTCACGAGGCTGCCGACGACCAGCGCGGTGGCCACCCCGCTGGCGTAGGTGCTGGCCGTCCAGACGGTGGTGTCGTCGGGCATCGAGCCGACGGCCAGCAGGGTGAGGTCGACGCCCGCGAGCGTCACCGCCTGGTGGGTGGCGTTGTCGACCGCGGTCACCGGCAGGGACACCTGGCGCACGCCCAGCCGCGAGATCCGGGTGACGTCGGCCAGCCCGGAGAGCGCGCCCCAGGTGACGGTGATGTCCCGCGAGGAGGGCGCCGTGGCGCCCAGCCGGACGCCGAACCGGACGGCCTCGCGGAGCTTCCTCTGCTCGCCGTGCGGGACGGGGAGCGCGTCGGCGGCCATCAGGCGTTGTCCAGGTCGGCGAGGATGGCGATCTCGTGGTAGCTGGCCGTCGGGAACGTCTGCTTGCCGGTCGGCCAGGTCACCTCCCACTCGGCCTCGTAGGTGCCGGGGGTGGCGGTGTCGGCCGCGAGCCAGTCGTAGCGCACGGTGCCGATGGCGGCGTCGACGATCACGCCCGCCGCCTGGATCTTGACCGTGCCGCCGGGCGCGGTGGCCATGATGAACTTGACCCCGCTCGCGTTGGTCAGATCCACCGGCGTGCTGCCGCGGAACAGGGTGGCCTCGATCGACGGATAGGTGTCGTGGGCCTTGATCGTGAAGTCCGGCATGGACCCTCTCCTGTCAGGTCTCGTTGATCACGGCCGCGCCCTCGACCGAGACGATGAAGGCGGTGACCTCCGGGACGGCGGTCACGGTGGCGGTGCGCAGGCCGTCGTCGGCCAGCACGGCGGTGCGCAGGCCGTCGTCGACCGGGACGGCGGTGCGCAGGCCGTCGTCGGTGAGCGCGCTCACGGCCAGGACGTGCGTCGGACCGGTGTCGGTCACCTGGACGGTGACGTGGTCGGTCAGCCCCAGCCGGTCGGCCGGGGCCTCGACGAAGCCGAGGACGACCGAGACGCTGTCGGTCATCCCCAGCGTGTCGGCGGCCTGCTGGCTGACCGAGCGGCTGATGGTGACCTGGTCGGTCAGGCCCACATGGTCAGCCACCGAGCGGCTGAAGCTCTGCGCCGTGTCGGCGTGGTCGGTCAGGGTGGCGTGGTCGGCCGCCGAGCGGTTGAAGGTCTGCGCCGGGGTGGCCTGGTCGGTCAGGTGCTCGGCGTCGGCGGGGTTCCGGGTGAAGCTCTGCGCCGCGGTGACGTGGTCGGTCAGGCCCTCGGCGTCGGCCGGGCTGGCGCCGAGGGTCGTCGGGTTCCATGCCCGCACCCAGTCGACCTGCATCGCACCGGCGGCGCCGGTCATGGTGCCGCTGCTGTCGCTCTTGATGCCGATGTTGAGGACCAGGATCTCGGGCTTGCCGCTGTCCGAGGTGGCGTAGGAGGCGACCTTGACGCCGTCCCAGTACACGTCGCACGAGCTGGCCAGCCGGTGCAGCCCGTAGGTGTGGAAGCTACCGCCCCAGTAGCCGGAGGGGTTCGCCTCGTTCACGTTGACGGACGGCGCGTGGTAGTTGACTGCCAGCGTGCCGGGGCTGCCCGACGAGGACCCCTCGGCGATGTCGTTCTCGCCGTCGGCGGGCCAGCCGTCGACGTCGCTGGTGCTGGCCCACCAGGCGGGCCAGTTGTACAGCGACGTGCCGTCCCCGGCGAACTGGACCGACGCCTCCACGTAGGAGCCGACCGGCAGCTGGTAGCCACCGGCGATGTCGGTGTGGATCAGCGCGCCGTCGGTGGTCGAGGCCAGGGTCAGCTTGACCACCGAGCCGCCCAGCGAGACGTTCGCCGAGCTGGTGGTGACGCCGTTCATGCTGGAGCCAGCGCCGTCGGTGTACCAGTACGGCTGCCACTTCGTGGTGTCGATCGCCGAGCCGTCGAACTCGTCGTTGAAGGCGAGCTGCCAGGTACCCGACGGGCCGACCGGCTGTGGCACGGCGGGGGTGGTGGCCGTCGCGGCGGCCGAGTCGGCGGACCGGTTCCCGGCCGCGTCCACGGCGTTGACCGTGTAGCTGTAGAGCGTCGACGGCGTCAGCTTGCTGTCGGCGAAGCTGGTGCCGGTGACCGCGGCGGCGACCACGGTGCCGCCGCGCTTGACCTGGTAGCTGGCCACGCCGACGTCGTCGGTGCTCGCCGTCCAGGAGACCGTCACCCCGTTCGGGCTGCTCGCGGTCGCGGTGACCCCGCTCGGCACGGACGGCGGAGTGGTGTCCACCACCGGGGGGATGGCCCCGATCACCGAGGCGACCTGGGCGTTCGAGGCGGCTGCGGTGGTCGAGATCGACCCGGTCGCCCCGGCCGTCGCCTGAGTCTTGGAGGCGATGTACTGGCCGTCCCCGTTGTGCGCGGCAGTCCACCCGGAGATCGCCGTGAAGGTGGTGCTGGCGTAGATGAAGCACCCGAGGATCAGCAGCTCGTTGGCCGTACTGGTCGTGCCGCTCACCGCGGGCGTGGGTGTGCCCGACGCCGAGTTGACGGCCGATCCCAGCGCCTCCAGGGGCATGCCGGTGGTCACGCAGCCGGAGACCCGCAGGATCTGCCCCTGCGTGTTGGCCGCCCCGTGGGTGAAGGTGTAGCTGGTCGGTTCGGAGGCTGTCGCCCGCTTCCAGTAGATGTGGACGTTGACGTTCGGGCTGGCGATGGCGTCCGGCGGGGAGAGGGTCAGCTCCGACCAGCCGCTGGGCGGGGTGATCGTGGGCGTGCTGTCGTCCCAGTACAGGTGCAGGACGAGCACGTCGTTCTGGGCCACCCCGCTGGGCGCGGCGAAGGTGCTGTTCGTGCGGTTGCCGTAGAGCAGGAGCGTCCCGACCGAGGCGACCGTGGGTCCAGCCATGGCTTCTCTCCCCTTCCGGGTGGAACGGGAAGGGTCAGGCCCCGAGCAGCGTGTGCGTCCAGGTGATCACCAGCTGGTCGGTGGACGCCTTGGCCGAGACACCGCTGATGGCGACGCGGGCGACCGTGGCCGACGCGGCGCTGGTGGCGTTGGTCAGCGTGTCGTTGACGATCACGGCCTCAGTGATCGGGTTGCTCGTGGTGGCCACTCCCGGCACCCAGGTGGCCGCGTAGGTGACCACCGCGCCGGAGTCTGAGTCGGTCATCGTCGGGGTCGAGTCGAACGCGACGTCCGAGCCGCTCAGGTAGGTGACCAGCGCCGCGCCCGCGCCGCTCTTGGACGGCGCGCTGCCGCCGCTGTTCGCGCCGGTGCCCAGCTTCATGCCGGTGGGCTTGGCGGGCGGGCTGGCCACCCCGGCGCCGTTGGCGGCGTACATCTTGTCGCCGGTGTCGGTGATCAGGTTCTTGATCACCTCGCGGTGCTTCAGCTCGCCGTCGGCCCCGAACAGCTCGACGGTGACTTCGCCGCGGAGGTGGCCGCGGTCCTTCGGCTGGGACATGTCAGTTCTCCGGGGTCGTCGTCGGGACAGTGGAGGCTTCGTGCTGGCCCCGCTGCCGCTGGCGGACGGCACCGAGGAGGGGTCCGGCGGCAGCCGGAGATCCGGGGGTGGGGTGCGTGGCGAGCGAGGCCAGCAGGCTGGCCACCATCGCTCCGAGCGCGACGTCGAGCGCCTGCGCCCAGTTCAGGTGCAGCAGCGTCGTGTTGGCCCCGAGCACGCCGAGGAGGGCATGTGCCCCGATCTCGATCGCGCGCTCGAAGGCGTCCTTCCAGAACGCCATGGTGAACATCAGGTGGTCCCTTCAAGGGGGTGGGCCAGCTCGTCGAGCTGGCTGCGGACTCGGGTCATCTGGCGGGTGACGTCGGCCAGCTGCTTCTCCAGGGCATCTACCTGGGTGAGCAGGGCGGTGATCCGCTGGTCGCGGCGCTCCAGCTCGGCGCGCTGCCGGGCGATCTCGGCGTCCCGGTCGGCGATCTGCTGCTGGTGGAAGGAGCGCTCCATGTCGACCTGCCGCTGCACGTACAGCAGCCGGGCATCCTGAGCGTCGACGTCCTTCTTCTCGATCTGGGACTGGACGGTGGCCTCAGCCACCTCGATCTCCGCCTTGGACTTGCGCCGGTCGCTGAAGTACCAGGTGACCAGCGCGACGACGGCGGCGGAGAGCCCGGCTAGCGGGCCGAGGACGGAAAGCTCAGTCACGACCCACCGCCGTCGGCCGGGTCTGCCTCCTTGGCCGCCATCTGCTCGGAGAGGCGGATGATCTGCGACCGGACGGCCGCGCTGACGATCAGGCGGACGACCATGGCCGCGCCGATGAACACGAAGATCAGCGCGGTGATGATGCCCGGAGGGCCGTCCTTGGCGACCAGGACGATCGCAAAGAACAGCGAGCCGACCAGGATCAGCAGCTGTCCCAGCCGCTCGGTGGAGCGCTGGTGATGGAATAGCCCCCAGAGCGCGGCCATGCCGCCGAGCAGCATGGCCGCGCCCCACTCGTACTGGGCGAGTGGCCAGAGGTGCTGAAGTACTCCCTCACTGCCCTCGAACAGTGCGGACAGTCCGATGAGCGCGCAGCCCAGGTCGATCAGCGTGCGCTCGGGGTTGATGGCGATCGTCTCCGGCAGGTGGCGGACCAGCCGCGCCGCGATCCCCCGCGGCGGCGCGGCCCGGCTCACGGCCGAGCCAGCCGGGCGTAGTCGTCAGCCCAGATCTCGCAAGGCTGGGGCTGTCCGGGGTAGAAGCGCTGGTGCCAGTTGGCCACCGCGGTGTCGGTGGGGTGCTGCCACTTCCCGTCCGCCCAGCCGTTGTGGGCCCAGCTGCCGGGGGCCTGGCCGTCGGCGCAGTCGTGGAAGATCGTCCACTGCTGGATGTTGCGGACGAACGGCCGCTCCCAGGCGTAGTAGCCGCCGTGCGAGGCGGCCGGGCCGGTCATGTTGCCGTAGAACTGGCCGCGGCCGAGGTTCCAGCGCAGCACCGGCGGGTGCGGCGGCGGAGGCGGCGGAGGAGGAGGCGGCGTCGGCCTCGGCCTCGGGGCGGGTGCCGGAGCCGGTGCCGGAGTCGGAGCGCCGCCGCCGATCGTGTACTTCTTCAGCGCGGCCAGGTCGCCCTCGAAGGCGTCCTCGTCGACGCTGCCGTTGACGCCGGACTGGTTACCCAGGTCGGAGAACTGCTTGAAGGCCAGCGTCGGCCAGATCCCCGAAGCGGGGACCGTGGTCTCGCTGAAGTCGTAGACGGCCAGCCACAGCCCGACGTTCTCGGCCAGCACGGCGTGCCAGTCGTACTTCCCCAGCAGGTGGCGGTTGAGGTACAGCAGCGGCGGAGTGCCGGTGGCGTCCTTGACGTGCTGCAGCCACTGGGCCGACCAGGCGGCGATGTCGACGCCCGCGGCTTCGACCTCCATGTCCAGGGCCATCAGCTCGCCCCGCTGGGGCTGGACGTGCTGCAGGTAGTACTCGGCCTCGGCCACCGGGTTGCCGAGCCGGGCGAAGTGGTAGGTGCCGAAGATCAGGTCGGCGGCGAGGACGTGCGTGCGGTTGTAGGTCAGCTCCGGGTCGACGTAGGAGGTGGCCTCGGTGCCCTTGGAGAAGACGAACGAGCCGCCGTGGGCGGCGAACGCCGAGTAGTCGGGTTCCCCCTGGTAGTGGCTGTCGTCGAGTCCGAGCAGTGGAGTGCTGATCATGGTCGCTCCCTTCGAGCGCGCATGGGTCTGACCCCAGCGCCCGGCGGGCGTGGGGTGAGCTACGGGGCGATCAGTCGGTGACCGTCCGCTGTACGTCGGCGGCCAGCTCGATCAGCGCCTGCCTGTAGACGCTGGCCTGCGCCGCGAGGGCGGCCTGTGTCGCGGTGTCGATGACCTGCTGCAGCGGCGGGGACGCCTGCTTGGACTCCCAGGTGGCCACCCAGTCGGCCATGAACTTGGCCATGACCATCTGGATCGCGCCGTGGTCGGAGAGATTGCCGACCAGCTCCGGGAACAGGCCGCGGATGGCGGCCAGCGTGCGGTTGAAGGTGTCGACGCTCATGGTCAGGCCGTTCACCGTCACCCGTATCTCGGCGGTGGCGGAGTCGGTCAGGCCCATGGTGTCGGCGGCCGCCGAGTTGACGAGGTTCAGACCTCCGGCCACAGCGGATCCCCCTCCTGGCCAGCTGCGTCCCACCAGTCCCGGTGCATGCGGTCCTGCTCCTCCCCTGGCATGCCACCGGCCAGCAGGGCGGCCCAGTCGGTGGTGTCGATGTCGTGCTCGCGCCGGGGCCATCCGGCGCCGCGGGGCCCCCGCGGGAAGTCGCCGTCGCCGAACTCGCGCGACTGGGCCAGCACCCGGCGGGTCTCCGGGTCGATCGCCATCCAGATGTGGATCTTGTCGCTCACTGGGTGTACCAAATCCTGAGACGGGCCGACGGACCGGCGGAGCGGATGTAGTAGGTCTCGTTCGACCCACCGGAGGGGCCGAGGTAGAGGCCGATCGAGGTCTTGCCCTTGAACGAGCTGTACCAGCTCGACGGCAGGGTGACCGTGACGCCGCCCGGCTTCGGGTAGTTCCTGCCGGGGTTCCACGCACCCTGCAGCGTCGCCGGGCTGGGCGTGTTCGCGTTCGAGACCAGCGAGATCAGGGCCTGACCGCCGGAGTTGTAGTACGACCAGTTGTTGTAGAGGTACAGGTCGACCCGGTTCACCGTCCCGGAGATGTTCGGGATGTTGAAGTTCCAGCCACCCTTGCCGTCGCCGTTGTAGCCCGAGGGATCCCATCCCTGGACGACGTCGCTGGTGTCGGTGCGCAGGGTGCCGTTGCCGCGGTAGGTCCAATGCCCGGCCGGGGCGATGTTGCCGGTGTCGTACTTCTGGGTCACCGACGTCGGCGAGCCGCCGCCGCCGCCGCTGTAGTACGTGCCCCCACCGGCCTGGTAGCCACCGGACACCGGCCCGGCCGGGCCGATGTCGGCGACGGTCAGCTGGATCGGCACGACGGCGGACGAGTTGATGACTGTCTCCGTGTCCGAACCGGTGGCGCCCGCGCCGCGCTCGGTGGTGAGCAGGAAGCGGAACCGGCTGGTGATCGACGGGACGTAGATGAAGCTGTTGGCGTTCGTGTAGTAGGTGCCCGCGTAGGGCGGGGTGAAGTACCACGAGGCGTCCTGGATGGCCGTCGCGGCCTGTGGCGTCGGGGGTTCGGTGACCGTGTCGCCGTCGACGCCGCTGGTCTCCACGATGCGGGTGCGGACCTCAGCCCCGGCGGCCGTGACCGTGAAGGTGTAGAGGTAGGAGATCAGGTAGGCGCGCCCAGCCTGCAGCGCGCAGCCGACCTCGACCAGCCCGTAGGGGTTGTGGATCGGGCCGATGTTGCTCGCGCTGTAGAGGCTGACCCGGCCGACGACGCCGTCGGAGAGCCCCCCGATCCAGTCGGTGAAGTTCTCGCCCGCCACGACCAGCTGGTCGGTGGTCACCGAGCTGCCGGAGATGGCGCCGGTGTCGTCGATCCCGGCGACCTGCGCGCCGGTGGAGTCGACGACGCCGAAGAAGTTGCCCGAGCCGGTGGCGAACCGGGCGACCTCCTGCACGCCCTCGCCGGTGATGGTGCTGAAGATGTGCAGGCCGTCGGACTCCAGCGCCGCGTGGTCACCGGCGAGGTCGCCCGCGACGATCGTGTTGGCCAGCACCATCGTCGACTCCAGCAGCGCCGCGGTGACGGTGCCGGTGGCGATGACGTTGGAGGCGATGAGGCTGTTCGGCTGGATCGCTCCGTTGCCCAGCTGGTAGCTGACCCAGGTGGTGCCGTTCCAGACCTGGGGCACATTGTCGGTGCCGGAGATCCAGTACGCCGTCCCGGCCGCGCCGGAGTAGCTGGGCGTCGCCGAGCCGGTGAACAGGGTGGCCTTGCCGTCGGCGGTGTTCTGCGCGGCGATGGCCGAGGCGAGGCTGTTGGAGATGCCCTGGTCCTGCAGCAGCACCCAGGTCGAGCCGCCCCAGCGCGAGGTCTGGTAGAGCGGGGTGCCCGACGGGGCACCGCCCGCCAGGCCGGTCGCGGTCCCGATCTGCTCCAGCCACAGGTCGCCCGCGGTGAAGCCCCACGACGGGGCGACCGGGGTGGCCGGGGAGACGGTGTAGTAGACGGTGTTCCCGCCGGAGTACTGGGCGATCGGGAAGCCGATGTCGCCGATCTGCACCTGGCCGGAGTTGACCGGCCCGGCGACCAGCGACGGAGCGCTGAACTTCCCGGCCTTGCTCCGGGTGATCAGCCGGGCGTAGAGCGGGGTGTTCGGGGCGTGCCAAGCCACGAAGATCTCCCCGCCCTGGGCGGAGGTGATCGTGCCGTGGGTGGGGCCGAAGCCGGTGTCGCCGAAGTTGACGTCGGCGGAGACCTGCACGTCGACCCCGGCGAAGTCCATCGGCGCGACCACCGGCGAGCTGAAGCCGGGCTGGGGGTCGACGAAGGTGCCGCCCCACTGGACCCTCACCCCGCCGATCACCTGGGAGAGCGTCGGCACCGAGGGCGTGGGCGGGGTAGGCCCGGCGACGACCACCGCGCCGGAGGTGCCGTCGTACTGCACGCCGACGTAGGCCGTGGGCTGCCCGTTGGACACGACGGTGATCGCGCCGTTGTCCACCGAGCTGTGCGGCAGCTGCGGCGTGCGCTGTACCGCGTTCAGCTGCCGCCGCAGGCCCTCGATCTGCTGGGCCAGCAGCTGGGTGGCAGTGGCCACCTCAGAGCACCCAGTCCGAGCGGACCAGGTGGGCGACCATGATGTCGGGGTTGTCCGGGGTGAGGTCGAGCTGGGTGATCCGCGCCCACATGTCGATCACCGTCCAATCCACCTCGGCCTGCACCCGGATCTCGTCACCGACGCCGAAGCTGCCCAGCTGCGCCATGGGGGTGTTGCGGATGGCGATGGTGGACAGCTGCTCCAGCTGCAGGCGGCGCTGCAGCTCCAGCCGGGCGGCGGCCTTGGCCGCGTTGCTGTCGGTGATCGAGGAGTCGTTGATCGTCTGCATGCGGCGCAGGCCGCCGTCGTAGACGCGGGCCTCGCCGCGGACCGTGACCGAGCCGGTCCCGGCCCCGAGCACCACGACGTGGTTGGCGTAGTCGGTGCCGTTGTCGACCGGGTTGGGGACGGTCTGGATGTTCTCGCCCAGCACGAAGCGCAGGTCGCTGCGACGGCGCCCGAGCGAGGGGTAGCCGAAGTCCAGGAAGTGCTGGACGTCGGACTTGTCGGCGTTCCAGGCGTGCCGCTCGTGGTAGTCGAACGGGGTGGTCGCGGCCAGCTTGTTGATCTCGGCACCGAGGTCGTGGGTGGTGTACCAGTTCAGCTGGTAGGGGCCCTTGCTGGTGGTGCTGGTGCCGGTGGTCGGGACGCCGACGGTGACGCCGGTGGTCGTGGCCTGGTCCAGCTGCAGGCCCAGGTTGCTGCCCAGCTCGGCCTGGATGACCAGCCAGGCGTGCCGGACGACGTCCAGCACCTCCTCGTAGGTGAAGGACTCGTCGAGTGGGTAGGCCATGCCGGTGAGGTAGGAGGTGAAGCCGGACCCGTCCAGGGAGAGTGCCGGGCCCTGCTGCTGTGAGTTGGCCAGCAGCCACGAGCCGCGGATGACCCCGTCGGCCTCGGCGTGGATCACGGTCTTCCACGGCGTGAGGATCGGCTTGCCGTCGGAGCCCTTCAGCCGGGCGTAGGCGGGCTGGATGGTGCCCTTCAGCTGCGGCGGCCCGGAGAGGACGTCCGAGATGGTGACGCCCTGCAGCGGCAGCTCGTTGTCCAGGAAGACCCCGGTGCCACCCAGGCCGTCGACGCGCTGCGCCAGGTAGCGCCAGCCGTGCGACTGCCCGGACCAGTCGGTCTGAGGAACGACAGCCACGGGGTCAGGCCGTCTGCTGGTAGAAGACCAGGTCGTAGATGACCTGCTGCTTGCTGGTGAACCAGATGCCGCCGGTGTTCTGGGTGTAGGTGCGCTCGACCTCCGGCTTGACGGTGACCGTCTGGCCCTGCAGAGAGGTGACGTCGACGTCGGCGAAGATCTCGAAGGGCAGCGCGGACACCACGCCCGCCGGGTCGCTGGGAGCGCCGTTGAAGTCGAAGTTGACGCCCTGGCCAGCGATGCCGCCGATGTTCACCCGGCCGATGAAGTCGCTGCCGTGGGTGTCGACCTGTACCTGGTTGAGCCGGATGGAGGCCAGGCAGTGGGTGGCCCACTCCGGGATGTCCACGGTGATCGAGCCGGTCGGCCAGTTCCGCCAGTTGGTGTCGGTGATCGCCAGGTTGTCCTGCGACACCGGACCGGGGACGACCTTCTTGAAGGTCGACGTCTGCGGCTGGGCCAGCTTGCGCAGGTCGACGATCATCGTGTCCTGGATGTTCGTGGTGCTGTTGGGGATGTCGATGCGCGCGATGGCGTAGGCGGCGTAGCTGACCACGTCCGACGCCTTGGTCACCGACGGCGCGACCCCGGAGATGATCACCGGCTGGAAGTACGGGCCGTTGAGCTTCTGGTTGGGGTCGGTGTAGGGCTGCCACGGGGCGAAGTCGGGGTCGATGACCTGAGCGATGAGCAGGTCCGAGCGCGACGCGCCGGAGGTGGGCGCGATGTCGACGAGGGTGTCGGAGCGGGCGATGCCGACGTAGCTCTCGCCGGGGGCCTGTGCGTTGCGCACCACCATGCCGCCGGTGGCCACCGACACCTGGGGGCCGGGCGTGCCCAGCGCGGAGACCTTGAAGTCGCCGGGCAGGTTCACGCCCTCGGCGTTGTGGCTGGCGATGTTGGCCAGCACGCGAGCCAGGGCAGCGTCGGTGGACGCCCCCTCGATCGCCCAGGGGACCAGGTCGAAGGCCACTGTCAGCTCCTCACAGCGCGCGGTAGGCGCGGTTCCAGGCCACCGAGCACGTCGAGGTGCCCGTGGGGTCGTAGCCGCCGTAGGTGATCGGGTAGGTGCCGGGCAGCAGCCGCAGCTGCGTCAGGCGCGAGCGGGGGTCGAGGTTCAGTCCGCCCCAGACGCCGGTGGTCTCGTTGAAGATGCCGATCTCCCAGGGGCGCCCGGAGATCCGCACCGTCTGCCCGCTGGGGATCGAGCCCTGCAGGCCGTAGCGCTGGTCGCCGATCTGCACCCAGGGGTTCTGCACCGGGCCGTGGAACCGCGGGGTGACCCACGTCCGCTGGCTGCCGGTGAGCACGGCCTGCTCGGTGTAGACCGTCGGCGAGCTGGCCATGACCAGCGGGAACTGCAAGGGAAAGGTGAAGTAGGTGCCGGTGACCACCGTCGGCGCGATCGGGATCGACGGGATCGACTCCTCCTCGTCGTCGTAGTACGTCTCGTACTCGGCGAGCTGGAAGTCGCAGGTGATGTGGATCTTGCCGCGCTGAATCTGGTCGGGCACCGGGGTCCAGCGCCGCGGCCGCCCATAGACCTTCCGGGTGCGCCCGGCGACGGTGTAGCGCATGGCCACCGTGCCGCCGGGCGTCAGCCGGACGTCGTTGTCCCAGACCTGGGCGAGCGTGTCGACCTGGGCGAGCGCCCCGGCCACGTCGATGGTGTCCAGATCGGTGAACATCGACCACTGCCAGGTCGGCGGGGTGCGCAGGTCCCGGCCGAAGACGATCGAGTCGTCCATGCCGCCGGGCTGGTCCTGGTGCCGGATCGCGCCGGTGCCCGGATTGAAGGCGGTGACGTTCAGCGGCGTGCCGAAGCCGAAGGGGACCTGGGGGTCGACGTCGGCGCAGAACTGGTAGTCCGAGATCAGCACGCCGCTCACGGGGTCGCCCCAGTCAGCGAGTAGACCCCGCCGCGGCTGGCGACGCGCAGGTCGTACCACAGCTCGTCCATGACCGCCCGCGGGTCGCCGGTCTGGCTGATGGACAGCGACCCGATCAACGGCACGTTGCCTCCCCCGCTGCGAGATCCGGTGGGACCGAAGCCCGCCAGGCGCATGAGGGCGTCGTTCTGGGCGGCGGTGAGGACGGGCTCGGGGCGGCCGGTGCCGTTGTAGACGGTCGAGAAGCCGGGCGGGAGGTAGCCGCCCTGGTCGTACCAGCCGTACAGCTGCTCGTGGTTCCAGGCGCCGATCGGGTCGTGGTAGCGCCCGGCGATGTACTCCATGCCGTACTTGGCCTGCAGCGCCGGGTTCGCGGTCTTCGCCCCGTAGGAGGCCCAGGTGCTGTCCAGGAACTGGAACATCCCGAAGGCAGTGCTCGTCGGGTTCTGGGCCACGTTGTTGAAGCCCGACTCCCGCATGATCACGGCGACCAGGTCGTTCCACTCCTGGCCCTGACTCCAGCCGTAGCCCGCGGCCGCACTGCGGACCGCGGCGACGTTGCTGGCGCGACTGGCCGGAGTGCCGCCCCCGGCGTTGCCGCCGCCGGTGACGAAGTTGGTGACCGCGCTGATGGCCGTGCTGAGCGCACCGCCGACCTGGTTCTTGACGACCGACCACATGTCCGACAGCAGCGTCTGCGGGATCTTGGCCAGCATCTGCTCCCAGTCGCCGTTGCCGAACTGGCCGAACAGCTGGCCGATCGGCCCGGTGATCGAGCTGGACAGCGAGCCGAAGACGTCGGTGACGCTGTTCCACGTCTTGCCCAGCCAGCCGACCAGGCCGCCGTCGGCGTAGCCCGCCATGCCGGAGTTGATGGCCTGCAGCAACGGCAGGTGCTTGCGCGTCTGCTCCTGGTTGACCACGAACTCGTTGGCGTGCACGACGCCCGCGGGGTCGTGCTTGCCGCCGGTGCCGAACATGCCGGGCCCGGTGAAGCCGCCCTCGGCGAAGCCGGGGATCGGGTCGACGTGCAGCTTCCAGCCGCCCGGCAGGTGCAGGGTGTCGACGATCCAGTTCCACGCCTTGAACAGCCCGCCGTCGAGGATCGTGTTGATCACGAAGTTGACCGGCTTGGCGACGAGCGCCTCGATGCCGTGCCAGATGTCCCCGATCACCGAGACGGCGGTGCGGAAGGCGCCCTGCAGCCCGGACAGGGCGGTGTGGAAGAAGCCCCAGATCGGCGCGACGGTGTGGTCGTAGACCCAGCGCAGGCCGTCGCCCAGGGCGCTCCAGCCGGTCTGGATCGCGTGCCAGATGGGCTTCAGCACGCTGTTCCACATGAAGCTGGCCGCGGTCTGCAGGGCGTGCCAGGAGGGCTGGATGACGTTGTCGTAGACCCAGCGCAGCGCCGTCCCCAGCGCCCTCCAGGCGGTCTCGATCGCGTGCCAGGTGGGCAGCAGCGCGTTCTGGTACAGCCAGACCGCGGCCTTCTGCATGGCGTCCCAGCAGGGCTTGACGACGTTGTCATAGACCCAGCGCAGCGCCGTCCCCAGGGCCCTCCAGGCGGTCTCGATCGCGTGCCAGGTGGGCAGCAGCGCGTTCTGGTACAGCCAGACCGCGGCCTTCTGCATGGCGTCCCAGCAGGGCTTGATCACGTCCCGGTAGGTGAGGGCGATCAGCTCCGACATGCCCTTCCAGAGCAGCGCGATCGGCCCGAAGACGACGACACCGAGGATGGCCAGCAGCACCTTGGCCACGTCCTCGATCACGACCCACAGCGGGTGCAGGACGTTGTCCCAGGTCCACTGGAAGGCCACGCCCAGCGCGTTCCAGGCGGCCACGATGCCGGTGAAGACCGGGTGGAGCACGTTGTTGTACAGCCACAGCGCGCCGGTCTCCAGCGCGGCGAAGACCGGCTTGATGACCTTGTTCCAGGCGAAGTCGGCGGCGGCCTCCAGGGCGTGCCAGACGTCGACGGCGACCTGCTTGATCGTCGCCCAGACCGTCGTCCAGTGCGTGACCAGCTCGTAGATGCCGAAGGCCAGCGCGGCGACCGCGACCGTGATGGCCAAGATCACCAGGACGACCGGGCTCATCAGCGCGTCGAGCACCGCCTGGGCGATGGCCCACGCCTTCGTGGCGGCCGACACCAGGTCGACGGTGACCACGTACTTGGCCAGCGCGGCGGCCATCGAGGCGTAGGTGCCGAGGTTGGTCACCACCGCCCAGGCAGCCTGGGCGATGGCCCAGCCCTTCGTGGCGGCCGCGGCCAGGTCGACCTGGATCGCGTACTGCACGACGAAGGCGATCCACTGCCCGAACTTGATCGCCTCCATGACCAGGCCGAGCGCGCCGGTGGCCAGCTGCCAGGCGATGACGCTCTCCACCAGCGGAGGCAGCGCCGGGCCGAGGAACTTGATCACCGGCAGGACGACGTTGCTCAGCGTCTCGGCGAGGGCCTTGATCGCGGGCTGCAGGCCGATCAGCACCGTGGTGCCCAGGTGGGCGAAGTTGTCGACGAGCGTCGTGATGAACGGCAGGAGCGCCTGGATGATCAGCAGCATCGGCGGCAGCAGCGAGGTCACGATGGTGCCCAGCGGGGCGATCATCGGCGTGATCGCGCCGAGGATGTGCAGGAAGGCTGTGCCGAGGTCGGACAGGGCCGGGGCCAGCGCCTGGGCGGCCTGCAGCAAGATCCCGGCCGCGGTGCGGGCCAGGCCGTCGATGACCGGCCCGAGCTGCTTGCCGACCACCAGGAACGGGGGCAGCAGCGTCTCGACGATCTGCCCGAGCACCGGGATCAGAGGCTGCATGCCCTCGATCAGCGAGGCGATGACCTCGGCCAGCGGCGGCAGCATCTGGGTGATGTGGGCGACCGTCTCGGCCAGCTGCTTGCCCAGCTCGCCGATGACAGGGGCGATAGCCGCCGCCAGGTCGCCGATGACCGGCAGCACGTCGGCGACGAGCACCTGGACCATCTGCAGCAGCACCGGCAGCAGGGTCTGGGCGACCTTGTCGACGTCGGCGAAGAACGTCTTCAGCCCATCCTGGGCCGTGCTCGTCTTCAGGAACGCCGAGAGCGCGCCGGTCACCTTGTTCAGCAGGGCCAGCAGCTGGTTCCCGAAGGGCAGGGCCGCCGAGAAGATCGAGCTGATGCTGCCGCCGAGGTTCATCACCAGGTGACTGACCTGGGTGATGACCTGGAACGCCTGCTGGATCTGGCGGACGATCGCGCCGGTGTTCATCGCGTGGGTCAGCCAGGCGTCGAACTTCTGAGAGAGGGTGACGAAGCCGGAGGCCAGCTGCGGCAGGAACTGGCTGCCGACCTTGGCAAGCGCGACGAAGTCGGCCGTCAGCATCGGCATCGCGCCGTTGGCCACGGTGGCGACCGACTTGTCGATGTTGCCGAAGATCGTCGTGAACGCCGGGCCCATCGTGGTCAGGCGCTGCATGGTGGCGATGAGCCCGCTGTTCAGCCCGCTGGCGATACCAGCGAGCCCCTTCTGCATCACCGGGAACGCCACGCGACCGAGCCGGTCGACGGCGGTGCCCAGGTTCTGGAACAGCTGCTGCTGGACGTCCATCCTCAGCGCGTGGAAGGCGGGCGCGAGCTGGTGGACCTGCATCACGAAGTCGCGCGCCGCGGGCGCGAGCTTGTTCAGCGCCTGCTGGGCGACCTTCAGCTGGGCCGGAGTCTGCGCACTGAAGATCTTGAAGGCGGTGGTCATGCCGCTGATGCCGACGAGTACGGTGGCCATCGGGGCGGCGAGGCCCAGCAGGAGCGCCGGGACCAGGTTGAGCACCCCGATCACCTGCGTCAGCGAGCTGCCCAGCTCGACGAGTCCGCCCACGAGGACGGAGATCATCGAGGGCATGATGGCGCCCTGCACCGCGGCGTTGAGCGTGTCGACGGTGCTCAGCGAGCGCAGCGCCTCGTCGATGCCGCGGCCGATGGAGCGGGCGAGGTGCTCCTCGTCGACTTCCAGCTTCGGCTTGTCCGACTCGACGACGGAGTTGATCTTGGCCTTGGATTCGAGCAGCGCCCGGTCGTCGACCTCCGGCTTGATCTTGACGCGCAGGTCACCCTGGCGCGCGAACCACTCGCCGATGTCCTTCTGCGCGCCCGAGAAGTCCGGGACGATCTTGACGCTGGCCGAACCGGCGCTGTAGATGGGCACGCGGGCGCACCCCCCTCGTGATCAGTCGAGGGGGGTGTCGCCCCCGTGAGTTGCCGGTCAGCTGCTCCCGCGGATGAACTGATCCAGTTCGAGCAGCTGGTTGCGGGAGCTGCTCTCGCGCGCCCGGTCGAGCGCGGTGGATGGCCGCGGCAGCGGCTGCTGGGGCGGCGGGTCGCCGCCGTTGGAACCGATGACCGCGTCGCGGACCGCGATGAGCCGGTCGGCGATGAGCGAGAGGTAGGACACCTCCGGCGTGTAACCCAGCGGCGTCATCTGCGCCGGGTCGGCGGCCGGTGCCACCTGCTGGCCCTGCTCCTCCAGCTCGATGACGCGCTGGGCCCACTCCTCATCCATGGCCAGCGCGCTCTTGTAGTGGCCGTGACCGGGCAGCCGTTCCACGAACTCGTAGAACGACCGCCAGCTACGACGGCCGTCGAAGAACTCCAGGATGTTGATCTGCAGCTCGTACTGCAGGTCGTACTCGATGGCCCCGCCGAAGCGTTCGATCAGCTCGACGAGGCCGTGGAACCCCCCGGCTGCTCTGCCGCCTCGATCTCCGGCAGCGACTCCTTGAAGTGCTGCAGGATCGACTGGATCATCAGCACGGTCAGGTCAGGCTCGGTGTCGTCCTTGATCAGCGACCAGACCCGTGGGAACGCCGGGCCGCACAGGGCCCGCAGCAGCGGCAGCGCCGCGGCCGGGTGGAACTGCATGTTCGGGCCGATCATCTCGGCGATGACCATCTGGCGCTCGACGGTGTCGGGCGCGGTGATGACGATCGGCGGCTCGACGTCGTCGATCACGAACGGCGGCGGCAGCTTGCGGGGCTCGCGGCCCTCCGCCTTCGCCAGCGCCTCCTTCTTCAGCACGGCGAACTTGAACGTCTTGGCGGCGGCCTTGACGGGCGTCTTCGGCATGTGGTTCCTCTCCCCGGTTGGTGCGGTCAGTCGGTGTTGCTGTCCTCGGCGTTCGTGCCGGAGGTCTCCTTGCGCCCGCGCGGCCGCGCCTCGGCGGCCGTCGGTGCGGGCTCGGCCGCTGTGGGCGCGACCGGTGCAGGCTCGGGCTCGCCGAGCTGAGCGATGGCGTCGTCGATCGACAGGCCCTCGGGCAGCCGGTAGCCGAAGCCGAAGTGCAGCTGGTTGAGCACCAGCGGGCTGCTGACGGCGTGCTCGCGGCCCTCGCGGTCGACGAGCGTGACGGTCTTCGCCATGACGGCCTCCTTTCGATGCCCCAGTGAGTGGGACCAGGACGGGCGTGACCGGGGCCGCACGCCCGTCCTGGTCGTCTGTCAGAAGCCCTGGCTGGCGTTCCGCGCGAGCTGGCCGGGACCGGCGAGGACGTTGCGCACCGAGTAGCCGAGGGTCGGGTCGACCTTGGCGGTGACGGTGACCGGGAAGGTGGTGGCCGCGGTCTGGTTCCAGACCTCGTCCTTCACCGCGGTGACCTGGGCCTTGGGCATGGCCTTGATCCGGTAGCGCCGGTCGGTGCCTGCACCGTCGACGCCGATGTAGATCAGCCGCTTGTAGATCGGCACGGTCAGCTGCGGCTTGTTCCAGGTGACCTCACCGGTGGTGGCGTCGGGGACGACCGCGGACAGGTCGATGAAGTCGTACAGCTCGGCGGTGTGCCGGTTGACCTCCTGCATCACGAACATGGCGCTCGTGATGTCCTGGGAGATGTCGGACCGGGTGGGCTCGTCGTAGCCCCACGAGGTCTCGTCGTCCTGCTTCATCGAGCGGCTGAAGGCGATGCCGTCCTTCTGGGTCAGCAGACCCAGCAGGTGCCAGTCGGTGGCGGGGAGCTGGAGCAGGTCCGCGCTCGACCCGGAGGTGAACGCCGCCGGAATGGCGACCGAGGTGCTGGCGACGTAGATCAGGCCGCCGAGCGCCTTGAAGATGTTGTTCGGCTGGTTCTTGGCCAGCTCGGTCTCGAAAGTCGTCGTGGTCACGACAGACCCCTTTCTGTCCTCTGATCAGGGGATGGATGGGTGATGCGCCCCAGTGCCGCTCCCCTGACGGGCAGCGGGTGCTCGTGGTCAGCCGACGGGGAACTGCCGCCGCCAGCCGAACTGGTAGGTGCTCGTGATGCGCCGGTCGTCCGGGTAGACGTCGGGAACCTCGGCCTCGCCGACGTGGATTCCCGCGGAGTCGACCAGCACCTTGCTGCTGTCGGGCAGCGTGATCAGGGTTGCGGGCGAGGTGAGGATCCGCGTCTGCACCTGGCTCATCAGGGCCTGGGCGGACGGGTAGTCGGCGCCGTAGACCGCGATCAGCATGATCGGGAAGTCGGTGATGTCCTCGATGTCCGGCTGGCCACCCACGCGCTTGACGACGATCAGCGGCGGGGCGAAGTCGTTCGGGACGGTCAGCGCCGTCGTAGCCAGGTCGGCCAGCAGCGCCTTGACCGTGAGGTTGGCGTCGGGGTACGGGAGCGACGTCAACGCGGGCACGGTCAGCCCCTTTCGATCATCGGGATCGCGGCGATCAGGTAGTCCTTGGCGGTCGGGTCCGGGTGCCGCTTGGGGAAGGTGGCCGCGGCGCCGTAGCCCTGCTCGGGGCCGAACTCGATGGAGACCTGCATCCGGTCGTGCCCAGCGTCGGCCAGGCCGTCATCGGTCACCCGGCCGGACGCCTTCAGCGCGCCGGGGACGCGATCGTGGGTGGGGTGCTTCAGCACCGGCGCGAGCGCACGGGCGATGGTCAGGCCCAGCTCGGCCCGGCGGTGCAGCTCGGCGCGAAGCTCCGGCGACTCGCGCAGGTAGCGGCCGATGCTCTCGTAGTCCTCGGTGTACTTCAACGGTCAGCTCACCCTCACCAGCGCGCACTCGCAGACGGGGGCCCAGCCGGTGAGCATGTTCTGCCACTGCATCGGCTCGCCGAGGATGTCGTAGCTGTGCTCGCGCCGGTAGGCGGCGTCCAGCGTGGCCGGGTCGTTCTGCCCGTCGGGGTGGATCAGGATCCGGTCGGTCGGCCCGACGGTGGTGCCGAAGGGCATGTAGAGGGTGCGTGAGTCGGTGACGACGTCGGAGCCGCTGGTCTGCCGCTCCGAGCGCCAGGTGACCCGGCCGCTGTTGGAGAAGCTGGGGAACTGCAGGCAGCCGGTGATCGTGACGCCGTCCGCCCACGTCTTGTCCCCGTTGGTGTCCTGCGTCTCGTGCAGGATCGTGACGGTCGTGCCGCCGGTCTTCAGGGGCAGCGTGGTCATCAGAAGACGATCGTGCCGGTGGACGGGTCGGCATCGGTGTCCCCGCCGGTGCTGAAGCCGGAGTCGTCGTCGCCGTCCTTGTCCGGGTCGTAGGGGGCGAGCCCGGCCAGCTCGGACATGACCTGCTTGGGGCTGGGCATGCCGACCTTGATCGACGGGCGGACGTAGTTCGGGATGGGAGCCAGCAGCTGCTGGACCTCGGACTCGTCGAAGGTGATCTCGGCGTGCACGCTGCGGGGGTTGAACGCCTTGTGGAAGGGGCCGATCTCCTCGGCGGTGACCCCCTCGGGGTTGCGGTACACGCGCAGCACGGCGTCCACGACCAGGCCGCGCGGCAGGTCGGGGTCCAGCTCGCCGGTGGCGATCCGGTAGTCGATGGACGGCATCAGCCGGTACAGACGGGCGGAGGCGCGCTTGCACAGCATGGTGACTCGCGCGTTGTCGCCGGTGGGGATGGTGCCCTCGTAGGCGTCGTCGACGTCGGTGAGGGTCGCGTAGATCATGCTCACTGGGCACCTCCTCTGGGTGGGGCCCGACGGCCGGTCTCCCCGCCAGGGACCGGCCGTCGGGGGCCTACTCGGTGGGGACGCCCGCCTTCTCGCAGGCGTCGATGATGTCCTCGCGCTTGGCGTCCAGCTCGACGGTGACGCCCTTCGCGCTGGCGTAGATCGCCCAGGCGTCGGCGGACGAGCCCTTGCCCGTCTTCGGAGGGGGGCCGTCCTCGCCCTGTGGCTGGCTCTCCGGGCCGCGGGGCTTCAGCGGCTTAGGAGTGGCCGGGCGTGGCATCGGCTGCGGCTCAGGGGACGTGGGGGCGTTCTCGTAGCCGTCTCGGTGGTGCGGAAGGCGGACCGGGGTCTTCCCGGCCAGCACTCCGGCGACGGTGTAGTGCTCGGGCGGCACCGGGTCGGGCCGGGTGCCGATGTAGCCAGGGTCGTCGGACATCGCTGGCCTCTCAGGATCGGGCCTCCCGCCGGACGCGGGCGACGATGCCCGCGTCCGGCGGAGAGGATCAGTGCTCGACGTACTGGGTGACGCGGGTGTTGCTGTCGGCCAGGTGCTCGGGCGGGAGAGTCCCGGCGTTGGCCGCCGCGACCGTCCAGTCCCCCTGCTGGGCACCCGTGGTGGGCACCCAGCCGGTGAAGCCGACCTCGCTGGCCAGCTCGGCACCGAGGGTGGCCGTGACCGTGCCGGTCGCCGTGGCGTTGGCCGACAGGGTGGCCGCGGTGTCCGACTCGACCGACGCGATGGTCGTGCCCGCCGGGACGCCGGTGGCGGTCACGACGACGTCGACGTCGTCGGGGTCGTTGAACGTCCCCGCGGGTGCGGTGACGGCCTTCGAGCCGGAGGTGGTGCCGAAGCTCGCCACCGACCGACCAGCCGTGGAATGACCCGTAGTGGTCATGGTGATCAGTTCCTTTCCGTGTCAGGTGGGTCCGGTGGCGGGCCGGAGAAGGAGATCCCGAAGGATCAGGCCAGGGTGAGAGCGCCCACGGGGTAGCGGGTGCTGTCGTCCGGGTTGTCGTAGTTGATCGTGTTCGCCACCTGCCAGCCGACCCGGAAGGTCAGCCGGAGGAAGGTCAGGTCCTGCTGGAACGAGTTGTAGACGATGTTCCCGGCAGCGTCCTGGATGACAGCCTCGTTGCTGACCTTCATCGAGATGTCCTGCCGGACACCGACCACGAACTGGTCGAAGTCGCCACCGAAGACGCGAGCGCCGCCGGAGGACGTCGGGAACATGCCCCGCATCGGGTAGCTGATCGGGTACCCGTCCAGCTCGGTCAGCGGCCCGTTGACCCGGTTCTGGTCGAGCCGGTCACCGAGCGTGTTGCGCGCGGAGCGCAGCTTGGACTTGAACGAGGTCGCCGCGACCCAGCCGTTGACCTCGTAGCCGTCGGCCTCGACGGCGGCCAGCAGGGCGTCGACGTCGTTGAAGTACCCACCGGCCGCAGCCGCGTCGTTGGCGCCCTCGACGACGATGTTGCCCGCCGCAGCGGCCGCAGCCGCGATGTTGGTCGGGTAGGACGCGGGCGCGCCGACCCCGAAGAACACCGCGTTGTCCAGGCACCGGCCGAACGCCTGGGTGAGCAGCGGCATGGCCTCGTCCCAGATGTTCGCCTCCATGTCGGCGATCACGTTGTCCGGGATCGGGACGATGACGGCGATCTCCTCGATGTTGAGGAACTTGTTCGCCCAGGCCATCTCGGTCGTCTGCTTCAGACCGGTGTCACCGGCGACGAAGTAGGCGGTCGGGAGGGCGGACAGGACGGGCAGGCGGACCTGCTGGCGTCCCACGGGGATCCGGCGGAACCGGCTGAGGACCGCGGACTGGCTGACCACGGTGCGCAGCAGCTCGTTCGAGACCTCCTCCGGCATCAGGGCCTGGGCATCGCCCCGGCTGATGATGTTGTTGTTCGGCATGGCTGTACCTCTCTTTCAGGGGTTGGGAGAAGCAGCTCCCCGCGCCATGCCGGGTGCGCTGCCGAAGATCAGAGGTCGCGGCCGCTGAGGGTCACGGTGCCCTTGGTGGCCAGGCCCCTGATCAGGTCGTTCATGGACTTCGGGGCCTGGACCTGCTGGCGCTGGCCCTGCCCGAAGCTGGGAGGCGGAGTCCTCGGCGCGAGCGCCTCGACCTTCCGCTTGATGCGGTCGACGTCCGGCTCGCCGTCGTCGTCGACGTACTTGGTCAGGTCGACGTCTTCGAGCAGCGTCTCCAGCTGCTCGCCGGTCAACTTGCCGAGTGCGGCAGCCTTGAACTCGGCCCGCACGAGGCGCGGCACGACGGACCCCATCGCGGCGTTGAACGCCTGCTCCTGGGCCTCGGCGATGGCCCGCTCCTGGTCCGTCTGGACCGAAGCGGCGAGACTGTCGTACTGCTCCGCCTTGGCCTTCAGCGAGTCGTAGTCGCGGAACTTCCGCGTCTCCCGCTTCAGGCGGTCGGTGATAATTCGGTCCAGCTCCTCCTGGGAGGCCGGAGGCTTCCACTCCGACTGCTGGCCGCCCTGCTGGCCAGTGCCTTCGGGCTCGTCGCCCTCGGGGGTCTGGCCGTTGTCGCCCGAGTCTCCTGTGGGCATGGTCATGGCTTGCGCCCTTCGATCCGTTTACGGCCCGTCGGCCACCGACCTGTAGCGCGGTCGTCCCGCCATCCCCGGCGGCGGGCCGGGGCGTCTGTGTCAGCCCAGGGCTTTCAGCTGGGCTTGCACGCTGCGCTCCTGAGCGCTCAGCGCGGCTTCCTTGTGGGCGGCCGCCATCCGGGCCTTCAGCTCCCTGGCGTCGAGCGCCTTCAGGCGCCCGGTGGCGGTCTTCTGGTTCTTGGCGGCTCGCGCCTTCTTCTCCTGGGCGTCGATGGCCGCGATGCGCTTGTTCAGCGCCGCCTGCGTCTTCGTGCTCCGGCTCTGCAGGCTCGCTTCCTTCTTCTGCAGGCTCGCTACCTTCTTCTGGTGTGCCAGCTTCTGGGCGGCGGCCTTCTTGGCTGCCGCCGCCTGGTGGGCTGCCGCCGTCTGATGCTTGGCCGGGGCGTGCTTGGCCGGGGCGTGCTTGGCCGCCAGGCCGCCGCCGAGTGCGCCGTACTTCGTGATCGGGATGCCCCGGTGGGTCATCTCCTTCGACAGCGCGTAGCGCGCCCCGACGACGTTGGAGTTGCTGGTGTGGAAGCTGTAGGCGACCGCGGTCAGGTGCTCCAGCTGCGAGGTCGACAGACCCTTCACGTATGCCGCCCGCTGGCCCGGTGGCAGCTTCAGCAGGTGCTGGTACGCCGCGACCGCGGCCTGGTTCTTCTGGGCCGCCGCGGCGGAGGCGCTACGGGGTGATCCCCACTCGCCGCCGCCCCCCTGCCCGGCGGGCACGCGCGGCTGATTCGGATTGAAGCCCGCCACTCCCCCACCGCCTTCCCTGTGAGACGACAGCACCCCCGTGGCTCTTGGGCCTCGGGGGTGCTGGGGTGGGGGTGTGAAGCTGAGTGTGAAGCTGGGGGCGCTACGCGCTCGGGGCGTCGTCCGGTTCGTCGTCGGGACCCTCGGCGTCCTCGGCCAGCCAGCGGTCCCACTCGGGGTCGTGGGGCTCGCCGTTCTGGTCGGCGGTGCGCTTGTAGAAGTCGACCAGGTCGATCAGCTCCTGGCCGTGCAGCGGCTCGATCTCCTTGCCCCGGTAGGGGTCCAGGGGCTTCCAGGCGGCCATCACAGCCCGCCGCCCACGGAGTACCAGGCGACGGCCTGCATGCTCGACGGCGAGACGCTGAGCTTGCTCGCGGCGGCCTGGGTCTGCTTCACGAACCAGGGGTAGGTGCCGTAGCTGCCGTCGTACTTGTCGGCGACCGCGGCGGGCCCGCTCTGGAAGAAGTCCTGGGGGTCCTTCGTGGCCTTGAAGATGGCCTTCAGGTTGTGCTTCTCGGTGGGGGGCTTGCTCGGGTCGTAGCCGAACATGGCCGCCCGGCCGTCGTTGCGCGCCAGCTCGCGGTCGGCCCACTGCTCCAGCGTGTAGCTGTAGGTCTTCTTCTGCCCCTTCGGGCCGAAGTCGTAGGTCAGCGGGATGCCCTGCATGGCGGCACGGTAGTGCCAGGTGTCGACGGTGACCGAACGGGGGTCCGCGGGGCTCATCAGGTTGTTGACGAAGCTGCGCTGCTTGGGGCCGCCGACCACCTGGTCGAGCGTGGCCTCGTTGCGGTAGATCCGCGCGGCGTTGACGACGTAGTCGGTATTCAGGTGCCGCGGCATGCCCGGCGTCTTCGAGACGGCGAAGTCGGTGGGCAGCTCGCTAGGCTTGTAGGTGCCCGGCTTCAGCTCGGGGTGGACCTTCAGCAGCCCGTTGCGGCGCTTGCCGACGAAGGTGTTGTAGTCGTTGATCATCTCCTGGCTGACCGGGAACGGCTTGTCCTCGGCGAGCTTGCGGGCGATGGCCTCGGCGAAGTCCTTGTTCTCCAGCCAGCGCTTGTGCGCGGAGGTGACGGCGACCATGCCGGTCAGCTGCTCCTGCGTGAGCTTGATGCCGTACTGGGCCCGCAGGGCGGCGGCTCGGCGGCCGATGTCGGCGCCCTCGTCGGCGTACCAGGTCAACGCCTTCTTGTCGCCGGTGCCGTAGAGGCGGACGAGGTTGTCCTGGACCTTGGCGGCGAGCTTGGGCTCGGGCATGCCGGTCAGCGCGGACATCTTGGCGTTGATCTTGGTCTGCAGCGCCGGGGAGAGGTCGTTGAGGCCGCGCACGGGGGCGGCCAGCCGGGAGGCGATCGGGTTCTCGGCGAGCTTGGCGGCCGAGCCGCGCTTGGACTGCTCCAGCTTGGCGTAGGCGTCCAGCGGGATCCAGCCGTGCTTCCAGTGGTACACCTTCGGCACGGCTGCCATGGAGCTACCTCCCCGGCTGGTCTCCGTCTCCCTCGCCCTGTCGAGCGGCCTTGGCCTGCTCGCTGGCGATGTGGTCGAACAGGGCGTAGCCCATCGAGAGGGCTTCCTGGTCGTCCGGCTTCTGCCCCTTGGCGGGGCGGACGTAGTGCTTGCGGGGCGGGTCATGGGGTGTTGAGGGCATCTCCGGTACCTCCGGTGGGAATGTAGTCCCCGGTCGAGAGGTCGAAGATGCCTTCCTGGTTGCGCCGCATGCCCTCGGCGATGGCCCCGGCCCGGTCATGGGCGGGCATGATCTGGGTCAGCTCGACCATGTAGGCGTTGCGGTCCTCGGAGTACCAGCCGCCCAGGACGTGGCCGTTGGCCAGCTTGTCGGCGTGCTGCTTGACGACCTGGGCGACGCCCTTGGCGAAGTCCTCGCGGGAGACCTCGCCGTTGCCGACCAGCTGCTCAGTGCCGGGCACCGCGACGGCGAAGCCCTTGTCCTTGCCGACCTGCAGCAGTCGGCCCTTGGTCGGGTCGTAGGTGAAGCCGCCGTTGGCCTTGATCGAGTGGATCAGCTTGTCGGCGGTCTTGGGGTCGGAGGCGTTCGCCTGGGCGAGCGCCTTGGCCGCGGCGGTCTTGTCGCCGTGGGCCTTCTTCATCGCAGCGGCGTGGTCGAGCGGGATCCAGCCGTGCTTCCAGTGGTAGTGGTGGCGGGTGGTCATGGTCACACCACCTTCAACCGAGTGTCCGACGTCATCATTCCTTGACCGAGAGAATCGGTCATCACTGGGCAGACGTCGGCTCGGGTCAACCTCGCCTGACGATCAGCTGACGGTCGGCCGCATCCGGTCGAGCTGGTCGAGGTGGTCGAGCACCGACACCTCGGTGACCGCGCCGGTGCGCTTGTCGACCAGCAGCGCCGGGGCGTCCATCAGCTGGTAGTCGTCGTCGCCGTCGACCAGCGCCTCGCGGGCACCGGCGACCACGCGCCAGTGGGTGGCGTCCTCGAAGCCCTCGGGCAGTGTGGTCAGGGTGCCGAGCTGGTCGCTCCACTTCGCGGCCAGGTGGATCTGCACCCGGCGCCGGGCGTCGTCGAAGGTGACCGTCATCACGCTCAGTATCCCTTGAAACTGGAGCTGGAGGCGTTGCGCGCGGCGATGAGACGCTGCTCCGGGGTGGCCTCGGCGGAGAACTGGGTGACGCGGTTCTCGGGGGTCAGGTCGTCGGTGCGGACCAGCCTGATGATCGGGGTCGCGCGATCGAAGTACTCGTCGACGTTGACCTTGCCGCGCTGGGGGTCGACGAAGGTGGTCTGGCCGCCGTGACGCTCGACGCCGAAGATGTGGGCGCCGCCCGCCTTCCAGTTCACGCTGACCCAGCCGCGGGCGCCGTCCGGCCAGGCCGCGATCTGGTTGTAGACGCCCACCCTGCTGCTGTCGGTGAACCGACGGCGTTCGCCGGACGGGGTGCGCCAGGAGGTGTTCAGCGCATCCTGGGCGCTACGTCCGTTCTGCCGGAACAGGTCGGCCGGGAGGGGCGTGGCGACGACGTCGTAGCCGCGGCGGCGCAGTTCCCAGGTGTTCACGCAGTGCACGCAGTTGACCTTGAACTCGTCGCCCTGGTTGAAGCTGGGGTTGCTCCGCACGACGTCCTCGCGCAGCGAGTGGGCGCCCTGGATGCGCGGCAGCTCGTTCAGGGGGGTGTGCTTCGGCGGGGGTCCGGGCAGACTGGCCTTCGGGTGCTCCAGGGTGACCGCTCCGGCGACGCTCCGCCCGCGGCGCTTCTCGGCCATGGCGGTGGCATCCAGAGGGATCCAGCCGTGCTTCCAGTGATGCACGACCGGCGGCTTGGCCACCGGTCAGGCCCCGTGCTGCAGGACCAGCGCGCCGACCGCCTCCTGCTTCGTTCCGTGCATCCCCGGCAGCTGGCCGGACTTGGTCCGGGCCCGCCAGGCGCGGCCGCTCTTGAAGACCTTGCCGACGTGCTTGCCGTCGACGTGCACCTTGCCGTCGGGGCCGACCGTGGCGCGGCCAGCAGCCGAGCGACGGGACTCGGCGGTGCGCGCGGCGTTGGAGACCTGCTCGGGCATCAGCGCCTGCGCGTCGCCGCGGGAGGTGATCGAGGTGAAGTTGCCGGGGGCAGTCACAGCGACCCTCCCTTCAGCTGGCGGTCCAGGCTGGCGATGCGGTCGGCCAGCGTCTCGCGGTACTCGGTCCACTTGTCGGGAGCGTCGGGCTTCAGCTGGTCGTCGACGCGCTGCAGCGAGCGCGCCAAGCTGTCGCGCAGCGTGGTGAGCTGGCGGCGCTTGCGGGCCTCGCTGTCGGCGCTGCGCGGCCGCGGCGCCGTGGCCTTCTTGACCATGCCCGGCGTGCGGTGCGCGGCGCCGGTGGGGATCAGCCACGGGCCGTTCTCCCCGTGCTGGACGATCGAGAAGTGGGTGCGCTCCAGCCCGGCGCGATCGGTGCCGCCCGCCAGGTCGTAGAGCTGGGTCAGGTCGTGGTCGTTGATCAACGCGCCGGGGTCGTGACCCTCGACGACCGGGAACGGCGTGCAGTGGCAGTCCTGGTGTAGCGGCATCAGGTGGCTGGTCTTGTAGATCTTGGTCGACGCGGCCACACACAGCCCGCAGACGCCGGTGCGGTCGAACTCGGGGTGCAACACCCGGCGGTAGCCGATGATCAGGCCCCGCCGCTCCGCGCCGCGCAGGCTGTGCATGGCCTGCTTGCGGACGGCCAGCTGGATGTCGGTGCTGGCGATGTCGTGCGCGCGGGCCAGCGCGGCGTCCAGCGGGCTCTGCAGGGCCGGGGGCGCGGGGTTCGGATCGGTGGCGATCTTGATCGCGTGCTGGTCGTGGCGGTGCTGCTGCCAGCGGTAGACGTCGGCGATGCGGCCGTAGACCCCGGCGTGGGTGGTGTTGCCCTCGCGGAGCTTGTCGCCGGTCTCCACGGTGCCCTCGGTCCGCATGTACCTGTTGTGAAACTCGCCGGGCTTGGTCTTCAGGTCGTTGGCCCAGTTGACCATGGAGGCGATGTAGGCGTCGGTCTGCGAGGCGATGGCGTGGGCGAGCGCGTCGACCTTCGGGGCCAGCTGCTGCGCCCAGTTCTGGATCAGCTCGCTGTCATACCAACTCTGGAACTGGTAGACCGCCTGGACGGTGATCACCTGCGCCTGGGTGACCGACTGCTGCTGCAGCTGCGACTGGATCTCCAGCAGCGCGACCAGCTCGGTGAGGTTGCTGGGCACGCCCGCCATGGCGACCAGTGACTGCTGCTGCTGCTGCTGGCCGCTGGCGATGGCCAGGGCCGCCTCCAGGCCGCCGTAGCCGAACCCCTGGGGGATGGCGCCGATGTTCGCGGCGAGCTTGCCGAAGGTCGGGTTGCGCCGCAGGAAGGTGGGCAGCCCGGCCGCGTAGACGGCGGCCTGGCGGGCGAGGTGTGCCTTACGAACCGACACCGGGGGACTTCGGCTTCTGCGAGGTCCGGGCGGCCTGCGGGGGCTTGCGGTTGCCCTGGATCTGCGGCCGCGCGCCCTCGGAGCCGACCATCTTCGGCTGAGACTGCGCGGTGGCCTTGGCCGCCTGCTGCTGCGGGCCGAGCTGCCCACCGCCGTGGCCGGGGGCCTGCGGCGGCTGCGGCGTGGCCGCCGCAGCGAACTGCAGGTCCATCAGGAAGTCCTGGCGCAGCTCGTTCATCGCGCGGTCGGCCTCGCTGGGTGAGTAGCCCCAGATGTCGGTCAGCTGCCGGTAGCGGGGGATGACGCCGCTGGTCTGCGCGATGGCCGAGGCGCGCTCGGCCATGCTCGGCCGGTCCGGCTGGGCCCAGATGATCTCGGTGCTGCCCGGCGTCGAGCGGGACGTGTCGCCGAGGGTGCGGAAGATCAGCTCGTTGACCATCTCCAGGGAGATGCCGAAGCTGTCCATCCGGGTCTCGACCTTGAAGCTCATCTGCTCGCGCTGGAGTGAGGCACCTTCCGCGCTGCCGTTCGCCACGTCCGGCGAGATCGAGTAGAGCGGCGTGCCAGAGACTGCAGCCAGGTCTTTGACGTCGTCCCGGATGGCCAGCAGGATCGGCTGGAGGTCGACCTGGCCGGACTCCCAGATCTCGGCAGACGCGGGGATGTTCCAGATGGCTCCGGGGTCGGCGACGAAGATCGAGTCGTAGTCGATGTCCTTCCCGGTCTGCGGGTCCTTCTGCGGCAGGCCCTTGAAGGCGCGCTGCTTGAACGCCTGGATGGTGGCGATCGTCATCCGCTGCAGGATCTGCTGGTTGATCCGGTCGATCAGCGGCAGGAAGGGCTCGAACTCGCTCAGGCCGTCCTCGTTGACCAGCGGCACGATCGGGCACAGCGCCGGGAGGCCGTCGTGGGCGGCCAGCCAGTTGGCGCCGCCGGTGGTGTCGACGACGTAGCTGTTCTCGTCGAACTCCGGCGCGACCAGGCTGGCGTCGATCCACTCGTAGGCGCGCGGCTGGAACCAGGTCTCGGTGACCGGCGGCTGGCCGGAGCGCCGGACGGCGACGCGGGGGGCCTTGCCGGGCCGGTACAGGAACGTCTTCTCGGTGCCGTCGACGTAGTCGAAGTAGACCTTCATCCCGGCCAGCACCCGGTAGGGGTTCTCCGGGTCGGTGATGGCGCAGACCATCCGCGGGTCCTCGGCGGTGACCAGGAGGTTGCCGTCGGCGTCCTTGCCGACGATCACGTAGGCGCGCGAGGCGGCCAGCGCGAGCTTCATCGCCTCGTGGGCCCAGATCTTGCCGCGGCTGTTCTTCCAGATCTTCCAGGCATCGGCGTCACCCTCGTCGCCGACGCCGACCGCGGTGCGGATGCCCTTGATCCGCAGCCGGGAGAGCACGCTGTTGACGATCAGCCGCTCGAAGTTGGTCCGGGACTGCCCGACGAACCACTTCACCGCGTCGCGCTGGATGTCGCTGACGTAGGGCAGCGGGGCCTCGCCGTAGAAGCGGTCGAGCATCGCCTGGCAGTACACGCGCTGCTGGGTCAGCAGCTCGTACAGCCGCTTCAGCCACCAGGCGTCGCTGTCGGGGACCTCGACCTCGGCCTCCATTCCGGTGGGCTTCCCGGAGCCGCCGGGAACGACGACGCCCTCGCTGCTGCCGGAATCCGAGGGGCTGGTCACAGACGGTCCCCCTTCGGGTGATGGCGGGTGCAGTACGGGGTGCCGTCGACGCTGTGCTTGGCGATCCGCGGGCACCGGCGCGCGTGGCAGTTGTGCCGGTGGTAGAGGACCCAGAGAGCGCCGAACAGCGGCAGGTCGCCGACCCAGCCGGACCAGGCGAGGTACACGGGGCCGCTCGGGTTGTCCATGCCGAGGAGGCGACTCAGCCAGTGCACCGGCGCCCCTCCCCCGGTCAGCGGATGCGGTAGGGGACGAACTCGGCGCCGCTGGGCTTGGCGCCCTTGGCGAGCGCGTCGAGCCGGGCCCGCCAGGACAGCACGGCGGCCATGCACAGGTCGAACTTCAGGTGCGGCTGGATCTTGGTCAGGATCCAGATCTTCTTGCCCTGCTCGTCGAGCAGGTTGGTGTCGTAGCGCCCGGCGTTGCCGACGTGCCGGATCAGGTTGCGGTTGTCCGGGTCGTCAGGGTCGTCGGTGTGGCCGAGGACGCCGGTGTTGATGGCCTCCTGGTACGCCTTCGCCGCCTCGTGCATGGGGCGGCGCCGGTTCGTCCACCACTCGGTGACGTGGTCGGGGTGCTTGCTGGCCCAGGTCGCCATCGTCTCGACGTAGTGCGGCGGGTCGCCGTAGACCTGCCAGACGTCGAAGCGCTCCATGATCTCGTCAAAGACGGCGTTGACCTCGTCGATGGGCACTTCCCAGTCGTCGACGTCCTCCGGCCGCTCCCACAGGCCGTAGGGCTGCTGGACGCCGCTCTGGATGTCGGTCAGGACGAAGCCGGTGGCGTCCTTGAAGCGCGCGCCGTCGAAGCCGACGGTGACGAAGGCCCGCCGGGTGAGCTTGGGGCGCTTGCCGAGCTTGCTGAAGGCCCCGACGTCGTAGGCGTTGAGGTCCGAGCGCGTCCAGCGGTTGAGCCAGACGCGCTCCAGGTAGCTGGTGTCGGCGTTGGGCCGTTCCCACTGCTTGGCGATGTCGCGGAACTGGCCGGGGCCGTACTCCCCCGCCGGGCCGGTGGCCTCGGCGACCGCGGCGATGCGGCCGTCGAGCTTCGAGAGGTCGTGGTGCGCGCTGGCCTCGCGGTGGAAGTAGAACAGCTCGGGATCGTCGATCTTGCCGTCGGCGATCATCTGGGCTTCCTTGTGGGTGCCCTCCGCGACGCTGTTGGCGCCCGGCCGACCGGCCGTGGTGGTCTCCAGCGACCACGGGTCGTCCAGGGTCCGCTTGGGGATGTTGCCGAGCATGGTCTCGTGCGCCGCGACCAGCCGCGGAAGCTCCATGCGGTGCGTCTCGTCGAAGTGCTGGAACGTCGTCCGCGCGCCGTCGTTGGCGTTCGGCGAGCCGGAGAGCGCCACGGCCTTCCCGTCCGGGAAGCCGCGGTCGTTGAGCCGGATGATGCGCTCCAGCGCGACGTCGAAGCGGTCGGCGTCGGGCCCCTCGCCGACGATCACCATCAGCGCGCCGTAGGCCAGCTCCTCGGCCTGGTCCTCGGTGTAGGCGACCATCGGGATGTAGGGGTCGTTGACGGGGCGGAACTTCGGCACCGGCGTTTCGAGGATCGGGTCGATCACCAGGTCGCCGGAGAGCGTGGTCTCCCACCCGGCGAAGCGCACCGGGCCGTCCTCGTGCAGCTCGCCGTAGCAGATCTGCGCGGCCCACTCGGTCTTCGCCGTGCCCTTGCGCCAGGACAGGCCGACGCGCTTGAACCGGCGGCGACCGGCCAGCGGGTGGTCCGGCGGGTAGATCTCGTAGGCCCGCAGGGTCGCGGCGATCTTCTCCGCGTCCATCCGGTACTGCTGGCCCTTCAGCGAGCCGGGGCCGAAGATCGAGCCGCTCCAGCGGTCGCTCTCGGTGCCGTCCAGCCGGTGGCCGGTCAGGAACTCGACGACGTAGGGGCCGAGCGAGGGCCACTCCTTACCGCGCGGCTCCAGCTTCGGCACACACAGCGTCGCCACATGGCCTCCTCGCGCGTCGCCCCGGTCGCGGCACCACGCTCAGGTGGATCTGGCGGCGGAGCACCTTGACGGCGAACTCGGTCCGGGTCTCGCAGTCGGTCGCGGCCAGCAGCTCCTTGACGTGGCTCTTGACGGTGTCCTCACTGAGCGCGAGCCGGTCGGCGATCTCCCGGTTCCCGGCGCCGTCGGCCAGCAGCTCGTTGGCGACCGCCCGCTCGGCCCGGCTGATCTCGGCGACCCTCACTGCACCAGCCGGAGCACTTCGCGGGGATCGGCGACCGGGTCGCCGCTCGGCGCCGGGGTCGGCGCGGGCTTGGTGCGACGGCGAGAGCCGCGCTCCTGGGCTTCCTCGGTGCGCTCGATCTCCCACTGCAGGCGGCGGCGGTCGATCGGCGAGAGGCCGAAGCGGACGCCCTGCAGCCGGATCTCGGCGCCGATCTGGGCCCGCAGGCGCGCGGAGCCGGTCGACCAGAAGTCGTCCACGAGCAGCGCGAGGCTGAACAGGCCGTGCCGGTCGCTCTCGTCGAACTCGGGGGCCATCGGCGACTTCCAGACGTCCTTCCACCAGGCCAGCGTCTGGACGTGCCAGTCGCGCCCGTCCTCCAGGCCCGGATGGGCGGGCAGCCTCGGTGCGCGGACCCTCGGGTCGCGCTTGATCACGGCCGCCGTCGACGTCCGGTTCCGGCGCGAGCGCGCGCCAGCGGGCTTCGGGGTCGGGCCGGGCATGTCAGGCGCCCAGCACGGCCCGCGTGACGCTGGCGACCGCCGAGTACTCGACGTACACGCGGTCGAGGTCGGCGCCGGACTCGATCCCGAAGGGGTCGGACGGGATGGGGCCGATCAGCGACGTCGCCCCGGCCGCCACGGTGACGGTGCTGTCGGACAGAGTGTGCCCGAGGTAGGTACGGGCCGCCTTCAGGGTCACGGTGAGCGCGGAGGCGCCCCCGTTGTCGACCAGCAGGAAGCTGCCGACCGGCACGGCGTCGCCGGTGCCGGGGCCGGGGCCGGTCGGTGCGGCCATCACGACGGTGGCGCCGCCGATGTCGGCCGAGACGGCGTTCACCTGGGTGTAGGACATGGCGATCTCCCTGGATCAGTCGGTCTCGGGCCGCTGGGAGCGGCCGTAGAGGATGGCGGCGGTCTGGTGGCCGTAGCGGCGGCGGGTGCTCTCGAAACCGGCCTGTGAGCGAGCGGGGCGGACCACGCGCGCCTTCGGGGTCGGGTTCAGCTCGTCGCGCCAGAGCAGCTCGTCCTCGGTCTGGCAGCGCTTGCAGCTCGGGTGGCCCTGGCAGGCGAAGGTGCCGCCGAAGGCATGGTGGTGCGGGGACTCGTCGGCGTCGCAGGTGCAGCGCATCAGAGTGGCCTCCAGGCGCGGACGTAGTCGACCTTGACCTGCGAGCCGGGCCCGTAGACGGCGGTGTTGCCCTTGCCGACGTTCAGGATCAGGATCTCGGGCTCGCCGTTGTCGTGCGTCGGGCAGGACGCCACCAGGTGGCCGTCCCAGAAGACGTCGATGTGGTCGGCCAGCCGGTGCAGGCCGTAGACGTGGAAGGCGTTGGCCCAGACGCCGGGGACGGCGCCCTGGTTCTGCGCGCCCTGCGTGCCGTGGTAGTTGACCGTCAGCGTGTCCAGGCCCTCGGCGATGTCGGTCTCGCCACCGGCTGGCCACACCGGTCCGGCGTCGGTGCCAGCGGTCCACCAGGCGGGCCAGTTGTCGATGGTCGTGCCGTTGCCGGGGAAGTCGATGCGGGCCTCGGCGAAGCCGCCGACCGGCAGCGTGAAGCCGCCGCCGGGGACGTCGGAGGGGTCGGTGTTGACCGAGGCGCCGGAGTTGGAGCTGGCTAGCGTCAGCAGCAGGTTGCCGCCGGAGACCGCGACGTTCGAGGCGTGCGTCGGGACGTCGTTCTGGACGCCGCCGTCGCCGTACCAGTCCGGGGACCACTTCGAGCGGTCCAGCGAGCTGCCGGAGAACTCGTCGTCGAAGCTCAGGGCCCAGAGGCCGGTCACGCCGGTCGGCATGAGCTGCGTCGGCGTCGGAGTCGGCGTCGACGAGGTCGTCGTCGAGGTCGAGGTCGGCGTCGTCGAGGTCGAGGTCGTCGGCGTCGTCGAGGTCGAGGTCGGCGTCAGCGTCGGCGTCGGCGTCGAGGTCGGTGTCGGCTTCGAGGTCGGCTTCGAGGTCGGCTTCGGGCTGTGCCGACGCTCGGAGGCATGCCTGCGCGTCGACTTCGGCTCCTGGCGCCGCGTCGGCCGCATCCGCGCGGCATCCACGAGGGACGGCAGCGGTGCGGTGGTCGGCGAGACCGTCGACGGGGTCGGCGCGCTCGGAGCGGCCGTCGGCGCGGCGTGCGGCGCGACCATCAGCGCGGCCAGCAGCAGGCCAACGAGCAGGCAGGCCACACCACCCGCGATGGCCGTGCGGCGGAGGTGCAGACGGCTGCGATGACGGCCAGACACGGCTCGGCGGCCTCCCTCGGCGATCCTGGATCCCGTACAGCCGGGAATGTGCAGAACGCCCCGTCCTCCCTT